CACACAGAAATGTTGGCTGGTGGATATGTAAGATTTAGTGTGATATCCTTAATAATACCATTTGAAGTGCTGTAGGTAGGACCAAAGAAATATGCCTTCATCGTGAACTTTAGTGTCCAGATGATCGCTCTTCTATTAATGAAGTCACCTTCATAGGTATCCTCTTGATCTACCGTTTCAAGTGTGATAGGAATGTCGTGCTTTTGATTAAGATCAGTATTAAGATTTAGTGTCGCCGTCCATGTAGGATTGAAAAACGGAAGGATTTGCTCGACAATATACGTACCGTCTTCCACGTTTTTCGTCATAATTGACAACGTGAATTCGATGTTGTATGGAACGGGCTGATACTGGTATTTCACACCATTTGGATTATTAGGATCAATGACAGTGACTCTATTAAAAGTTGGTAACTTTCTTGTAGGATCGTAATACATGTTGGTCATTTCAAATGTCATTCTTGGTAGCTGAATGGCAATTGGTCTATTCAAACCGGGGTTGCCTTCAAGACGAGCAAGAAACTTTTCACGAGGACCATAGTTCAATGGCACCTTCATGTTCTGAATCTGTGTACCAGTATTGTCGTATCTCTTTAACCAAATGTTATTAAAAAGAGTGCCGAAATAAATGACGTACTTACGCAGCGTACCATGTCCAAATGTAGTACCGAACATTAAACGTTTCCTTCACTGAAAGGATCGATGGTAGACCAGTCAACGATATCCTCGCCATCTTCCTGAAATTCTTGGTTTGTAGCAAATACATCAGACATTGCTTCTTCAAACGCATTATTAGAATACACGTTTGATACAGAAAATCTTTCTTCAATGGCATCGATTTCATCAACACCAGTTTCGAATCTTTCGTTTGAGTATTCCCACACTTCGCAAACAACATCCCAAACCTGCAAGGAACCCATCTGATAGAAGAATGCAGAGTTGTTTACGTATTTAATGACAAAGATACGCTTCATCATTGTAGAGTAAACAAGGTCGCCTTCTCTTGGTCTCTGAATATCAGGACGCTGAGCGGCAATCTCATTACCGAATACTCTTCTGGATACGGTAAAAGTAATCTGGTCGCGGATTTCTAGATTAAATTTGGATAGGAATGTGCCGTCACCTTCGTATGAGTCATAGGACTTGACGTACATGTCAAATTCATATGCTGAGCGATATGTTGATAGGGTATCTTCGCCGTAGATATCATCCTTCTTCACAAGCTCTCGTGGAAGGTAATATACACTATGACCATAAATGGCAAGCGTTTCTACCACCAAATCATCGATAAGGCTTTGCTCTGCATAATTGTTGAAGGTGTCAAAATATAAATTTGGCATTATTTCGGTTCTCTATACATTGTTTCTCTTGTGGAGAAGTCTTTGTTTTTGCCTTTGTTTTCTACGTAACCATGACTCTTGTAAAACTTTACCAATCTAGATTTTGTCCCGCCAAAATCAGATGAAGGTGTCAATACTACCTTTAATTTATGTTTATCGGCATGAGCATTTATAGCTTTCATTGATTGTGAGCCAATACCCTGATTTCTTTTTTCTTTAGGAACGACAATCTTTGAAACAGTTAATGTGTTTTTATTCTGATAAACACTATGATCAACGCCAATATTGTCTAAAGACTTTCTTAGCGATTCTACATTTTCAGATATAAATTGCTCAAGTGTTTTCATTAGCCTATCATATCCGATACTGGCAAGCTGTAGCTGGAAATCATTTCTGCTTCCATCTTTTCGATTTCATTCATAGCATCGTTCAAAATCTTTTCACCATTGAACTCGACACCACCCGGTAGTTTCATGCCTGTAAACTTGGTTAGGTTAGTACCCCATTGATATTTGATCTTGGCTGTGGTATAATTTTGTAGCCAACGGTCACTCCATACGTCTGTCCAGACTTCAGGGTCAACAACTTCGTATGCTTCGACTACAAGGTATTCCAGATCGTTTGTCTTTGTGGTCCATTCCATATCGACATAGAGACGGTTTCTGTGTCGATTGTAGCGGATTGGCTGTTGACCAACTAGAAGTTCTGAGACAAGAGCAAGGTGTTCCATGGTCATGTAATATGGTACCATTGAAACGCTTGTCAGTGTGTAAAGATCGTTAAGAGCAATCTGGTAGCGAATGTTAAATAGGTCATCGGAACGAACAATAGGATCGGCAATAGGAAATACTCTCACCGCACCAATTACGTTCTCTGGTAGAGTGATATACTTGTTGATTTTATCTTCTGGCTGAATTGCATGTTTATAATAAATTTTATCAGAACCGTCAAAGTGATAATCCCAATAATAGCGCAAAGCTTCATCAATACGATCCTCAACCTGATCGTCATCAACGTTGATTTCGATAACAGGTTTGCCTAGCTTACGCAAGCAATATTCTTTGAATTCGTTTCTACTTGTTGGTACTGCCATTATTCCGTCCTATATACTATAGCGATCTATTTATTTATAAAAGGTGATTATGATGAAAGTTTGTATCATTGGCGATATTATTATTGACAACTACATTTATGGTACCGCAGAAAGGTTGTCGCCAGAGGCACCAATCCCCATTGTAAAGTGTCAGTCAGCTACAGAAAAGTTGGGCGGCGCTGGTAATCTATACGAAAATCTATTGTCCCTTGGTGTTGACGTTGACTTGCTTGATTTAAGTGAGCCACGATGTGTCAAGACACGTGTATTCTGTGACGGGCATTATGTTACCAGAATTGATGAAGACGAAATGACGGATGGTAGCAAGGTATTGGATACCATTCGTGAGCTAGATTTTTCTGACTATGAGTATGTTATTCTCAGCGATTACGGTAAGGGTGTTCTCGAATACTCAGCATCTATTATCGAACACGTAAATCAATTTGGCTGTAAGGTAATTGTTGATCCTAAGAACCACTATTGGTTCTATGAAGGCGCATGGCTGGTTAAGCCAAACAGCGCAGAATTTACCAAGTATGAGTTTGACTCTTGGCAGGGCAATATTATCGTAACCGATTCTTCTAATGCTGTCACTGCCGATATCGATGGCAAGTTCTATCAGTCCTTTGTTGATAAGGTTGAAGTCAGCGATGTTACAGGAGCAGGAGATAGCTTCCTTGCTGCATTCGTATATGGCCTTACCATGGAATATGATTATCAGAAATGTCTTGACATTGCAACTAAGGCGGCTACACATTCTGTCAAACATATTGGTACGTATACGCTAAAGCCGACTGATGTAGAGGAAATTGTTGTTTTCACAAATGGCTGCTTTGATATCCTTCATAGAGGCCATATAGAGTACCTAGAAGCGTCAAAGGCACTAGGGACTAGGCTGGTGATAGGATTGAACTCTGATGCTTCTGTAAAGCGTCTCAAGGGCGATTCTAGACCCATCCATACACAAGAGGACCGTAAGAAATCTTTGGAAGCTTTGTCCTGTGTCGATGAAGTCATAATTTTTGATGATGATACACCATATGATTTGATCAAGAGTCTCAGACCAAACATCATCACCAAAGGCGGCGACTACACAAAAGATAATGTTGTAGGAAATGATCTTGCACAGGTTGTCATTTTGCCGTATAAGGAAGGTTATTCCACTACGGAAATCTTGGAGAAATTATGACTAGACTAACTGGATATGTAGAAAAGGGTTGGGGCCATGAATTGATATGGGCAACCAACGACAAGTATTGTGGTAAGCTGATGCACTTTAAAAAGGGTGCAAAGTTCTCTATGCATTTTCATGCAGAGAAGGATGAGACATGGTATGTCCAGAGCGGTGTGTTTATTGTAGAGACAATCGACACCAAGGACGCAAGTGTCCGCAAGATGACTCTGTTTGAAGGGAATGTACATCACAATCCGCCTCTTGTTCCACACAGACTCATCTGTGTCGAGGAAGGCACCATCATTGAAGTTTCTACACCAGACAGCGTAGAAGACAACTATCGTGTAATGCCGGGAGATTCACAGAAATGATCGTGGTTACAGGATGCGAAGGATTCATTGGGAAGAACCTGATGAATTGTTTTGACAACGTGATGGGATTTGATATCACAGATTTTAATACTGTGTTTGACATTAATCCTAAGCTTATCGATAGAGTTTATCACATGGGAGCACTGTCTTCCACCACAGAAACCGACTTCAATAAGATACATTATTATAATGTGGACTATTCAATTCGCCTGTTTGAATGGTGCATTGAGCACGGCATTCCTGTGTCTTATGCCTCTTCTGCTTCTGTGTATGGAAACACCAACAATCACACAATCAATCCTCTTAACTACTATGCTTTGTCAAAGGCAACCGTAGACATGTGGGTAAAGATTAATAGGGACAGGTTTTCCAACATTCGTGGATATCGTTTCTATAACGTATATGGTCAGGGCGAAGAGCATAAGGGAAATCAGGCTTCTCCCGTTCAACAATTCACCAAGCAAGCTTTGGAAACTGGTAAGATTAAAATTTTCGATAAATCAGGAAACGGTACTCGTGATTTTATCTGGGTTGGTGACGTATGCCGCATCATGATAAATGATGATAGAGAATCTGGTATCTATGATGTTGGTACAGGGAATCCCATATCGTTCTCAGATGTTGCTAAGCTGGTTGCAGACAAGTATGGCGCAAGCATCGAAGTAATACCATTCCCAGATCATCTTAAGAATAAGTATCAGTTCTATACTTGCGCCAAGTATGAGCACGTTGATGAAACTTGTATTAGTGTAGAAGATTACCTATTAAGGCTCAACGATTAACTTATAGCAATGAATTAGCTTGTGGTCAAATCGTTTGAATAGCCATGGGCGATAAAAGATAGCATCGTTTTCACGTAGATTGACATGCGTTTCCAGAACCCATTCCTCTGGATTGTTGTAGTCGAACTCGTCAAGCGGTGCTTCTTTTAGTGTGTTCTTTGCACCAGAAATGTGGCTGAATATTTGGAACGTAGTGTCTTCCAAAGCAATTGCAAGTCGCCAATCATAAATGTTATCATAATATTCAAAGTGCACACAATCCCAAGGTCGGCGGAATGTTCCTGAGGCTTCCTTATCAAGCTTGACATACTCACCAATCATTTCACCAAACAACATATCAACGTCTGGCCATATCATATTGAACTTCGGAATTTCAAGACCGTAGTCCATTGGTTCGTATTTTAATTCACCGACGATATGTTTATACTTGTGTGCGTCATCCTCATGAAAGAAGTCTCTTGCATGAATGAAATTCAAAACACTTTTATTAACAGTAAAATTACTTTTGGACTTTCCCATTACTCGTACAACTTTCTATTGATAATGTTTGATAGCTCACGAATTTGATCATCGGTAAACGTCATGATACCGTCATTACTGCGATCAGCAAACTCACAATCAATACCAGAAATGCGAATAGGACTGTAGACAGGTGTCTTTCCATTGCGATAAATGGTGAAATAATCTGGGTAAGAAACATTGACTTCATCAGTTGAACCCATTATAACCACACCCGGTTTGTTGGTAGCGCGGGCCATATGCTGTCCTACGCTATCACATCCGACGAACAAATCACACTGTTCGATAAGTGACAGATACATTCTAAGGTCTGCACCCGGAGTGTTGCCGGGATTCTGTGAAATGCTATCCGCAGGATGGAAGAACTGAGAGTCACCGAAATAAATGATCATCGCATCTTTATTGGTGCGAGTGATTTCTGTGACTAGCTTACCATAATCATCTACGTCTAGGCTTCTGTGACTCGAATCATATGGTCTGCCATTTAGCATTGACATGCCACTACCATATGGTTGAACTACGATAATCTTTGACTTCTTTAGCTCTTGTTTTTTTTGTTCCAACAGCCACTTTGCTGTGTTCTTTTCAAGAGAAGACGTATACAGAACAGGAGCAGTCAGGTCGCTGTGATCGTGTGTCTTGTTGATTTCAACGTCAAACGCTTCGGCCAAAGACAACTCTTGATTATAATAACCTTTGACCAAATATGGCTCTGGACTTACTGTAACATTATTCTTGATATACTGGTCAAAGATACCTTTCTGTCCAATAGAGAAGGTTCTATCCTGAAGAAGTGGGTGGCTCCAAAATAGGCTTTCCCATCCATAAACAAGAACTTTAAAATCATCATCTGGATTGAGGCGGGCAAACTTTTCCAGCGCAGGAACAGCAGCGATAACACGGCCAGCGCCGCCAGTGATGATGAATGTGGTATTAGATTTCGTCATATTTTATTCCAACCCATACTGTGTTCAATGCTTTCGCACATTTATTTAATTTTTCATATGTTTCATACGGCACGTTAGGCCAAAGCTCAACTACTTTAAGATATTGACTACCGTCTTCTGCATCGGCCACACTTACCATGATGCCGCACTTGTCAGGACGCATATCTTCGTCTAATATTCCCTGAGACCACGCACATTGATATTTGCGACATACATTTGGTCTCTCATTATATATCGTGCATTTATTGTCAACCAAAAAGTAGCATGGTCTTCTGCCTTGTGCGAGATTACCATGGACATTGACAGCAAGGATGCCTTGACAGCACCCCGTACAGTCTCCACATGGTCTAAATTCAGTTGGCGTATTCATCCCACCACTTTCTCCACTTGATGAAAGGATCAAGCTGACGATCAAACTGCATATGCAGTGCTAGGCTAGGAACAGGATTAAAACGAATTGCTCTATTGGCTCTCCAAATATTCCAGATTGTATTGTCTTCCCATACACGAATTTCACCCGGCTCTTCCTTGCGGAGATAATTGCCGTCATAATTCTTGGCAAGGGTTTCAAAAAGAATCCAGTTTGCTTTGAACAATTCTGGGGTTGTCATCATGACATTTGTGGTGTAAATACCGGACCTCCAATGACGCTCTGTGCCGTGGACAAGCCAGCACATAGCCTCTGGTGGATCATACTCTTCTGGTGTGTCGAATGGGTATAGAACGATATCGCTTCTATCAAGTTTTTGTTCAAACAGATAAAAACTATCGATCATTTCACGAATAGCAGAAGTCTGATGTAGGTAATCATCTTCTACTGAATACACTAAATCTGCCTTTGAGTCTCTACACATTTGGAATTGAACAAGTGCAGAATGGCGGTATCCTTTTTCTTCAAGATGAATAAGCTCTGCGTTCATGTCCTTGATTTCTTCCTTGAGAAAGTTAATCAGGTCATCGGAGCTATGATCATCAAGAATAGTGAGACGAACATTGTGTGCACGTACATCTTTAATTGAATTCTTTAGGGACTTGAAGCATCCCTTAATTAATGTATTTTTATCCATATCACAGTAGCGAACACGCCAATCATTATGGACGTTTCCACCATCATGTGTTCTCAAAATAATGTGGATATCTTTGATAAGGTCGTTCATATTAAGCCTCAATAATTCTACCATTTAATACCAAAGCATCTACTCTGGCAGTTTCTAAAAATTTCAATGCGTCTTCTTCAGTTTCCAGAATAGGTTCGCCGTTACCGTTCAAGCTGGTGTTGATCAGAACAGGAACCCCGGTCAAATTATAGAATGCCTTCACAAGTCTATAATATGGCGGATTGTGTTCTTCATTGATAGTCTGGTGTCTTGCAGTGCCGTCTACGTGTGTTGCGGCTGGTATTTCCTTTGGCTGCAATACAGGACACGTATAGAGCATATAGGGACTAGGACCATCAAAGTCAAACCAGTTATGCGCTTCTTCCTCTAAGACCACAGGAGCGAATGGGCGGAACCATTCACGGTTCTTAACAACATGGTTAAGCTTTTCTCTGGTGTGATATGAGCGAGGATCAGCAAGGATGCTGCGATTGCCTAGAGCACGTGGTCCATATTCGCTGGCACCCATGAACCATGCAATCACCTTGCCATCGGCAATCATCTTTGCTATCTTGTCATAGTCTGGTTCAAAGTAATCGTACTTCTTTCCAGTGTAGCAAATCTCGCTGCTCTTATATGTATAACGTGGCTCATCAAACAAATTGTGTGCGACATAGAGTGCAGCACCAACGGCATTTCCATCATCCCCACAAGCAGGGAAGTGATGAATGTTTTTGAATGATGTGCTCTTTTTGATTCTGTAGTTCGTATTGCAGTTTAAGAGCGAACCACCAGATAGGCAAAGGTTTGGTGAGATGTGTTGAATTGCCTTGGTGACTTCTGTGATGCTCATTTCAAGCAGCAACTGAATAGTGGCAGCAAGGTCCGCAGCTTCCTTAAAAGAAAGTTCATGTGGATGCTTGTTGCTCAGCTTGCCCCACATGTTACCCCAGAATTGACGATAAGTAAGTTCTGTCTGAATAGGGTCTTCATCGATTGGCATAGGATAGAACATATCTTGTAGATATTGATTTATGTTCATAATGACTTCTGGTAGCGGTGTGCCATATGCAGCAAGGCCCATGGTTGTACCTGCCTTGGCATACGCTGGAATGAAGCCAAGGCATTCTGTAAACACGGCATAGCCAATCCCAGAAATAAGTTTAGGACAATCGATAATTTCTAGCTTGGTTCCTTCGCCCTTAAAGATCAGACTATTGTCAACTATACCGCCGAATGATGAGTCAACGCTTAGACACACTGCTTCGTCAAAGTTACTAGTATAGTATGCAGAGGCGGCATGACAGACATGATGCGGCAATACATGAACGTCAAATATTCTGCCTCTGATTCTTCCACGCATGACAAAACGATTGATGCCCATCTTATAGCTGGTAACATCAATCTCATTATCGTCTGGATCATAGAGACGCAAAGTGTTATGATTATATTCTTCCTTGTAGTCTGTCAAGGCGATGCAATCAATCTCATCAAGTGTGATTCCGGCCTCAGAAAGAACGTAATCAATAACTTCGTCTGTCACTCCAAACTGTTTCTTTACACGAGTAATTCTTTCAGAAGAAATTGCAGTGACAAGCTTACCATCTTTCACGATAGCAGCGGCACCATCATGACTAAAATTCAATCCAAGAACGATCATTTCCAAACTTCCATATTAGAGTAGGCATTCACCAAGTCAGGCGGCAACACCATATTGTTTATTTTATATTCTACCATAGATGTGGTAGTGCAGTCAACTTCTTTATCAAGTTCATCCCAATCCATCTTGACATTCTTGAAGTCATGTGTATAATAGGTATGTCCTGTAAAATTGTATATTGCTTTCATCATTCCTTCAGGGTTTGCACGAAGAACATCATAGTCCACAAACATAAACATGTCTCTATCAGGACCAGAGATAGCTTGCTTGATACCATTGTATGCATGACCTACCATACCGTTCATTAGATCATTGGCACGAGAATATACATCACCAGATGCACCATGATTTCTTCTGTATGCTAGCTCAAAACTATTCAGAACATCAGTAATATTTCTTACACAAATGAGCATCTTTGTTTTTGGAAACGTTTCTTTTAACGAATATGTGAGGAATGACCAAGATATATTCGTATTGAATACAGTCGGCTTTTTGATATGCTCATAGTGACCATCAAATAAATGACGCAATGTGTTCTGTCTCTGAAATAAAGGCGTATCCTGATTCAGGACAAAAGAAGTCATGTTGGCAAGATGATCAGTTTCATTAGCGTGAAACTTTGGATTTTGGTTAAGAATGCTTGATAGCAATGTACTACCTGATCTTGGCAGACCAGTAATCAAATGATATTCTTTCATATCAAACCTTCAATAATCTTTCTCGCTTCAGCAAGTGGCTCAGCCCATGACCTTACCTTTGTTTGCTTGCACACATAGAAGTTTTCACCATACCATGGAGTTGAATTGTCTGTTCTTGTGCTATTCCATACGTAGTACTGTAGGATAGGCGGAAGAACGATTGTGGTAACGCCCATGGCCCCAGCCGCATGTACGAGTGAAGTACATGAGCTTAGAACAATATCCATTTGACTTAAATAGTCAAGAGTATCGTCCCAACTATTTATTTGGTCCTTCAGGCTATTGACACGGTAGTCTTCTTTGTCTATATCAAAGTAATAGATATCCGCATTCAATCCTTGAAGGCATTCGAGCATTTCATCCATAGGAATGGAACGATAAACATCTTGACCAAAGTATTTGTTGCCGTTGCATTTGATGCCGATCTTAGGTCTTTTCGATTTTAATTTGTTCTTGCCGATAGGTTTAATGTAAGGCCCATACCATAAATCCTTTTCTCTTACGTTAAGATCAATAGGAAGGTCCATGAGGAATGTCCACACTGAGTCATGGTCAATCTCAAGTGGATTTGTTATGACTTCAAAACCATTTCTTCTGAATACGGCAGCAAGATCATCACGCTCCAATATTGAGAATAGAATTGGAATCATGCCTTCTCTACGAAGATGTTCAAAGAATCTAATATTAATGAATTCATCACCAATACCGCCGCCAGCATAGACGTATATTTTCTTGCCCTTTATTGGTACTCTATTCCAGCGGGGGATGTTAAGAAGGCTAAATGTAGTGACTTTATTATAGTCTGCTTCTTCTTTATAGAGATAGTATTCAATACCAAGACCAACATTACCGACTCGCATATTACGATCAGTGTATGTAATACGAAGCCCTTCACGTTGTTCTGGTGTGATGAAATCGCTATTATGTAATTTATCTATTAATTCTTCTGACTCTTTGACTTGACCGTTAAGTTTTAGTGCAGCGGCATACTGAACAATCTGATCAAAATCATATGGATTTATTTCCAAATTTAATTCAGTATATGCCAGTGCCTTTTCTGGATAGTTCATCGCGTAATATGCTTTGGCAAGATTTACCCTTGCCACAAAAAGTTCTTCATTGGTCTTTGCTAATGCGTATGAGTCTTCAGCACACTTGACGATAAGGCCAGTGTGGTTTGTCTTTAATGCAAGCATACCAATAACGTCAAAGTCTTCTAGGGTCTTTGCTTTGGTATAATAGAAGTCGAGAATTTTAAACGCAATCTCGTGCTGTTCTTTCTTGACAAGATCAAGAACAGTATCTACTATATGATATAGTTCACTCATCCTTAATCACCATTAACTTGATATAGACTTCATCGATAATATTGTTGTGTTGTTCGATATACTCTTCAGCTTCTTCCTTTGGAATCTGCTCGAATCTTTCTCTGTATTTTTCTACAGGACGATAGTTATAACTAACAACTTCAAAGTCTACTTCAAGGTAATGGGCGAGTCTGGTGCAATGTACGTTTTGACGCTTGGCAAGATCACAGTACTTCATACCAAGCATCTTCATACCGTCAACCGTAATAGGTCTTCTATGTGTAGGATCGCTGAAGAAATCGTCATGTCTGTGATGAGGAACATGTACGTGAACGATTGCCTTGTCACGGCAAATACGGTATAACTCCTTTAGACAGTGAAAGTATCCTTCTCCCAAATGCTCAAGCACGTGAGAGGCAATGACAATATCTACACTGCTATCTTCAAATGGGAATGTGTCGGTTTCCAGATTGAAAGTATAATCTGGCTTTGTCTTGGGATCATAGTCGCATGTAACAAATCCGTCAATACGCTGATCACCAGCGCCAATAATAATTTTCATAGGTGACTCCATAATAACTATGTGTCACCTATTTATATCATGAATTGGGGAAACCGTTCAACCCTACAGTGAACAATCCTGTAATCGATGCTGAAACGTCTGCCCATCTAGTAGAACAACTGATTCTACATGGGCATACAATATTTAGGTTAGTTACTGCACAATTTAGTTGTGTGGAGTTGTTGCCCCATCCCCATAGTGAACCATCTTTTTTGATGGCCATTCCATAATTGCTTATGCCTGTTGGCGAGTTTCCACCCGCAGAAACCTTACACCATTCTGTTGATTTTAGAACTTCTTGTACAGGTGACGAGACTGATGTAATACCGGAATTACCAAGAGCATAACAAACTCCATTGCCCCAGCCCCACATTGTACCGTCTTTTTTCAGCGCAATTGTAAATGCGGGGGTGGAAGAAACATCACACCAGTTTGTTGATGAGCTAATTTCTCTTACTGGTGAAGATTTTGCAATGACAGAGTTATCACCAAGTTGTCCACAAGTATTCTGTCCCCATGACCACAATGAACCGTCTGTTTTAATTCCGACTGATGCACTTATTTTGCACCAATTACTGGATAATGAAGCTTCTCTTACTGGTGAAGACTTTGATAATGCTGTACCATCGCCTAATCTTCCAGTAGTTCCGTTACCCCATGACCATAGTGATCCATCTACCTTTAATGCTGTTGCGTGTGTTTCTCCTGAAGCTATTGCACACCAGCTATTACCAAAGGTCACTTCACGAGTCGGGGAAGACCTGCTTGAAACAGTACCGTCACCAAGTTGTCCTGATGAATTTAGTCCCCATCCCCATAGAGAATTGTCTTTTTTTAGAGCAAGTGTAAAGTCTGTTCCCGCAGATACTTGACACCAATTGTTCGAAGAACTGGCCTCTCTCACTGGACTATTGTATGCTGCAAGAGCAGTATTTACGCCAAGAGAACCACTTGTGTTGGTGCCCCAACTCCATAAAGTACCATCAGACTTCACAGCAGTCACATGTGTCACACCAGCAGATATATGCCACCATTTATTATCACACGTTACTTCAGTATCTACTATTAGCTGATTTGTGTTTGTTCCTGTTCCCAATTGACCAGAAGAGTTAACACCCCACGCATACAGTCTTGCGCCGAGTTTGTCAAGCTTTCTACCGTCGATACCTTCCCAAGAAACACCAGTGTAAATTACATAATTTTTAATTTCATCAACATAGTACAAAATGCCTTCAGTGATAAAGGTTGTTTGTGGATTTGGTAATTCTGCAAGAGTATCAACATAGTATGCTCTGTTTTGTGTAGTTGCTTTAATTTGCGCCGCCAAGACAGGGATAGTACCAGCTTGGTCGCTGTATGCTAGTCGATCTACGCAAACTTGCAATTCATCAGTAGTTGGCATGTCTAATCCTTAAAATGTTCTAATTTTTCTAGCAAGAGTGAACGCACAACCAGCAGATACGCTTACCCAATTTGATGCAGAAGTGGACTCTCTCACTGGTGAGCTTTTGGCGTTAACAGTTCCATCGCCAAGCTGGCCGCAGAAATTATTGCCCCATGTCCATAGTGATCCATCTGTTTTGATTGCGGCAACAAAACAATTTCCTGTACTGACTTGACACCAGTTGGTTGATGAGCTAATCTCTCTTACAGGAGAAGATTTTGAAATAATAGTATTGATTCCAAGCTGTCCACAGGCATTGTCTCCCCATGTCCATAGTGATCCATCTGTTTTAAGCGCAGCAACAACCCTACACTTACTAGAAACAGCACACCAATTACTAGAAGAAGACGCTTCTCTTACTGGCGACGATTTGTTGACGACTGTATTATCACCAAGCTGTCCACAACCATTCCATCCCCATACCCATAGTGAGCCATCCGTTTTAATAGCATATCCTGTGCCTTGTCCAGCAGCCAAGGCACACCAGTTGGTTGACAAACTCGATTCTTGCACAGGAGAAGATTTTGATATAGTTGTATTGTCGCCAAGATGACCAACACTGTTTGCTCCCCAACTATACAATTTGTTGTCTGTAGTTATACCCATACTATGTTCATAACCAGCAGCTATGTCTTTCCATAATAGACCGCCAATGACCTGTACTGGTAATGATCTAACAATAACTGTTCCATCACCCAAAAGACCTGTAGTATTGCAACCCCATGTCCATAAGGTTCCATCATTTTTTAATGCCATTGTGTGCTGGCATCCGTGGCTGGCTTTTACCCAATTGCAGCTATAAGTTTTTTCTTGGCATGGGCGATCACCAAACCCACCAAGAAAATTTAATGCCAACTGTCCGCAGATATTATTGCCCCAAGACCACAGTGTTCCGTTTTCTCTAATGAAGGAACCAAACAATTCACCAGCAGCTATGCTCTTTACGTCTTTATCTCTTGGTGGCTCTTGAATAGGAGTATATGACGTATATGCGCCACCAAGAGCATAACATCTATTGTCGCCCCAAGACCACATCTGTTTTTGTGTAGTATCGCTGAGAAGAATAATATTTGCCGAATATATCCCACCACCAGTTTCAGTATTGGTTACGTAGTATAATCTGCCCTCCTGAACAACATAATATAGTCTACCATTAGCGGCAGTAGAAATATCAGTATAGGTATTGACTGTTGTGATCGTGCCCATTCTGAGTTGTTCGATAGCTTTTGCATAATACAATGCTTCTTTCTGCGAAAAGGCACAGTTTTTCATTTTATATGATAAAACATCGATTATGTTTGCAACATTAATTGTATCTGTCATACACAGTAACCTTGAACTACTTTCTTAATAGCATGACCAGCGGTATAATATCCACGACCCATTGCCATAGTTATCCAATTGTTTGATTTGGTATATTCTTGTACAGGGGAAGAATATACAGTATAATGCTTTTGTCCTAACATAAGATTACCATACGCATTACATCCCCATCCCCATAGTGTACCATCTTGTTTTAATCCAAAAACACTAGATATACCACCAACTACCTTTGCCCAATTGTTAGAACTGGTAATTTCTCTCACTGGCGAACTGCGGTTAATTACATCGCCTGTTCCAAGAGTCCCGGCAGCGTTGCATCCCCATGACCATAGCGAACCATCTTTTTTAATAGCGTGTGCTGCGGTGCCATAACTGGATGCAACACTGGTCCAGTTAGTTGACAAACTCACTTCCTGTACAGGTGAAGATTTACTAACTATCGTATTGTCTCCAAGAAGACCACAAGCAGCAAACCCCCACGACCATAGGGTTCCATTTGTCTTGATAGCGTGAGTTACGATTCCACCAGCAGCAACGGCGCACCAGTTGTTTGAACTGGTGATTTCTCTGGTTGGTACGTATTTAATTACAATACTGTTGTCTCCAATTTCACCGCAAGTATTCTGCCCCCATCCCCATAGTGAACCATCTTTTTTAACTGCCATGACATGGCATCTACCAACGCTCACGGCGCACCAGTTGTTTGAACTGGTAAATTCTCTAGTGGGGGTACAGAAAGATATTCCACCACCATTATAATTGTTTCCTAAAGTTCCACCGGCTGCGGACCCCCATGTCCATAGAGAACCATCAATTTTGATGGCAGAACTGACACAACTGCCCGCAGAAATTGTACACCAGTCATTTGATTGTAGTGCTTCTCTACTCGGCCCATATTTTATATTGTTTGAGGTATTATCTCCAACTTGACCAGTAGTATTCCATCCCCATCCCCATAACGAACCATCTTTTTTTAGTGCTAACGAGTGATCCGCTCCACTAGAAATTTCTGTCCACTGATCTTCTGTATTGCCTATTCTTGTAAGTGTATTATGTGAGGTTCCCGGTGTCTGCCCAATGATTCCGCAGAGATTATTAGTGCCATTAACTCCATATAATATATATCCTTCTGTCCCTTTAGAATTTGTGTCAGACGACCAAGCAGTGCCTTTACTATAGTAGTATGCTTTAGTCGGACCATCACAATATGCCACAAGACCTGTGCAATCAGACGGCAAAGCACCGTCAATTTTTTTCACAGGAATATTCATTATGATATTATTTGCATTTTCAAGTTGACATGACTCTAAAGCAGATATGGACGTATTCGCCAATCTATCATTTATTTCTGATTTTATTGATCCTAAACTAATTGTCATTTTATTATCTACCCGGAATACACGTTGATGAGTTTATACCAACTATATTAATGCTACTGTTTTCATGCTGGGATAGTGATATGGTTTTCCATCCATTAAAATATCTTGTTATCCATAGACGACACGTTGCACTAAGACCACCCGTTAAAGAACAGAGTCCACCAGAGTTGCCGTAGAGCCACGCATTACTGGTAGTGTCTGTATCAAGTGCTTGAGCATAAAGTATGCCATCACAGGTTATTGCGTTTGTTGCAGCAAAACCAGCACTAACCATCTTCCATGTATTGAGATTGGTTGCTTCTCTTACGGGTGATGAAGACATAGTAACACTCGAAAAACATGCGTTTCCCCACATCCACAAAGAACCATCCGATTTAATTGCAACAGAATGGCAATAACCGGCACTTACTTGGCACCATGTATTATCATTTGTGGTCTCTCTTACAGGGGTGCATCGATCTATAGCACTGTTGTCTCCAAGCTGACCACAAACATTCCATCCCCATCCCCATAGTGAACCATCTTTTTTAATTGCTAATGTGTGAAACCCGCCGACAGAAACTTGATACCAGTTAGAGCTTGATGTTGCTTCTCTTACTGGCACTCTTGCTACTATGGTGGTACCAGTACCCAACTTTCCACAAGCATTCCATCCCCAAGACCACAATGAACCATCGGTTTTGATCGCGGCTGTGCTACAGTTTCCTGCACTAACTTGACACCAGTTTGAGGATATAGTACCTTCTCTTGTAGGAGTGGTTTTACATACTGTTGTACCATCGCCAAGCTGACCACAAATATTTGATCCCCATGCCCATAGCGAACCATCCGTTTTAATTGCAGCAGTATGCCATGAACCAGCAGCGATTTGACACCAGTTTGTTGATGATGTTGCTTCTCTTACAGGAGAAGAATAACAAGTAAAATCATTAGTGCCTAATTGTCCGAAATTATTAATGCCCCATGTCCACAGAGAACCATCAGATTTTAGTCCTACGGTATGTTGATGACCAGCAGACGCCTGTGCCCAATTTGTGGAATTTGTCGCTTCTCTAGTATTAAATGGAACAATACCAGTGCAATTCACACCAGAAGAGCCACAAATATTACAACCCCAACCATAAAGCGCATCTACTTTACAAAACTGCATTTTTCTGCCGTCAAGCCCGATATACTCATTTCCGCTAACGGTAACTGGAATGCCCATATCATTGACATAAATTATTTGGCCATTTGCCAATGGTGTTGCAGAAAGAATAGGAAGAGTTGTCAATGCTGCGTTGGCAGTAAATTTAGTATTTGCTCTACAAGCACCGTAAGCCAGAACGCTAATGTCCTCATGTGATTCAGTCACAGGAGTAACGTTCTGGTCTTCTATAATAGTTTGAAATCTATTATCAATACTTGTCTTACTGACGTTTGACACTATCGTATATCCTTATTCAATAACAATCGCATCAAGTTCTTGAAGTGTAGTTGCAGAATCAATCTCATCAGATTTATCAGATTCCCAATCAAAACAACTTTGTACATATAATGCGCCAGCATTGACTGCAATGCCTAATTCTGTTTTATTTATAGTCAACCATCCTTCAGGGAATTTCCACTTGACAGTATCGCCATCATTCATTATAGCATACTTTTGAACAAAAATGTCACGCGATCCTCTATTGGTGTCTACTGTAACTTCGATACCTTGGATTGTTACCTTAGTGCCAGCGATTTCTTTTTCATATCTTTTTGCCGCTGTGAGTGCTTTAAGGTCTCCCTTGACGAATTCAATCTCTTTATCTTTTACGAGAAATGATGCTACTGCCTTATCGCCTGTCAAATCCCAGAAAGGACCATAAGTCATCTGAATCTTAGGATTAAATTCTGGTGGAGCAGATTCATCATATTCACAAATTCTTGTGTTTTCATCAATGACAAAAGGCATAGCACTTGGAATGCCAGAAGGAACGCTTGCCTGAATATTTTCTTTTGACAAGGCATAAACAAACATACCATAATCCCAATTGATCGGTCCAGTGATCACAGTATTGTTATGAATAAGAACGTACATTTAAATTGCTCCTAGTTAATCTCTAATTAGTCCGAGTGCGTGGGATGATCCGGCAGATGTTTCGCTCCATCCAAGTGAGCGTCTTGCTTCTTGACAAGGGGTTAATGTAATGGGAGATACACAATTTGATCCAGTTTGTCCTCTATTATTTTCGCCCCATCCCCACAGTGATTTATCTGTTCTTATCGCTGTAGTAAAACAATATCCGGCTGATACTGAGCACCAATTTGTGAATGAACATGCTTCTCTTACAGGAGAAGATTTACTTTGGTCTAAACCATACGAAAAGGTACCCAATTGCCCACAGCAGTTGTCGCCCCATGCCCACAACGAACCGTCTGTTTTAAGTGCAGCGAAGAACGCATATCCGCCGCTCACTTGACACCAGTTTGTTGATGAGCTAATCTCTCTTACAGGTGTTGACTTACTTACTACAGTTCCATCGCCAAGCTGACCACATCCATTCCATCCCCATGTCCAAAGTGATCCATCCGATTTAATAGCCGCAGTTGACCATTGTGATGTTCCTACATAGCACCATGCAGAAGAAGTTGATTCACGAACAGGAGAGGATTTATCTACAATTGTGTTGTCACCAAGTTGACCACAATTATTCAGACCCCATGTCCACAAAGAACCATCGGTTTTAATCGCGGCAGTATGATAGTACTGACTAACTCGACACCAATTTGTTGATGCAGAAATTTCTTGAACAGGAGAAGAACGATCCACAGTCGTACCATCGCCAAGCTGACCTCTTCCATTACATCCCCATGTCCACAGTGTGCCATCCGTTTTAATAGCCACAGCCGAATATGATCCAACAGCCACCCTTGACCAGTTGGTTGATGAGCTAATCTCTCTTACAGGAACCTGAGAATCATTATTGTTATTTGTTGCTAGAACCCCGCAAGAATTCTGTCCCCATGACCACAGTGTACCATCTGTTTTAATAGCAGCAGATGAATTTAATCCAGCATATACTGCATTCCAACGGGTGTTTGCTGTTGATTCTTGTGTTGGATACACTTTTTGTAGTTGACTGTTGTCACCAACTTGTCCATAGTCATTCCATCCCCATCCGTATATGATGTTTTGTGGAACAGCAGATGACGCAAATGAATTCCACACAGAACCATTAGACCAGTACATAGTCTTTTCTTGTTCTGCAAAATATAGTCTACCTTCGTTTGAAGAAGCGGCAGGTAATGATGCAACGTTTGATGATGTAAACACGATATTGGTATTCACATGAGCAATTGCTTTTGCGTCTATCAGAATTTCGAGACTTGTAGAGTTTGTGTTTGCTGTTTTGTTTCCAACCGCAAGCTCTAAATTGCTAACATTAATTGTCATGGCTGTCCAAAGAATCCTCTAGTTGTAACTGTTTTAAGACCAATCGTAACTGAACCTGCCGAGCTTACGCTAGACCAGTTATTTGACAAAGTAGATTCTCTTACTGGTGATGATCTATTTGTGATAGTGCCATCTCCAAGTTGACTGCAAGAATTGTCGCCCCATGCCCATAGTGACCCGTCTTTCTTTATGGCTTTGGTTCCTGATACAACACACCACGTAGTAGACGATGTTATTTCTTGAACGGGTGATGATCTATTTGCATCACTATTGTTTCCAATCTGCCCTTCCAAACCATATCCCCATGACCATAGGGTTCCATTTGTCTTAATTGCAGTCATTGTGTTTCCTACACCAGAAACACATTTCCAGTTCGAAGAAGAAGTGACTTCTCTAGTAGGAGTGCATTTATCAACAATAGTATTGTCGGCAAGCTGCCCATATAAGTTGCGTCCCCATGACCATAGTGAGCCGTCTGTCTTAATTGCAGAAATAGATGATCCACCATAGCTAAGTGCACACCAATTTGTTGATAGTGTTGATTCTTGTGTTGGTGTACATTTAGCAACTGTAGTTCCATCGCCAAGTTGCCCATATGTATTCTGACCCCACGACCACAATGTTCCGTCTGATTTTATAGCAGACACTGAGTCGATTGTTGCACCAGCACTAATCCAATTGGTGCTGCCAGTATACTCTTGAACGGGAGTACATTTTGTAGATGCAGTGCCGTCTCCTAATACACCATTGATACCAAAACCCCATGACCACAAGGTTCCGTCTGATTTAATACCTATGCCAGTAACACCGGTATTATATACTCTACACCAATTTGTTGATTGTGAGTATTCTTGTACTGGTGTATATCTGTTTACATAGCTACCATCCCCAAGCTGTCCGAAATCATTTCTTCCCCATCCCCATAGAGTGCCATCGCCTTTGATAGCATAGGTAGATTCCCCGCTAGTAGTTACAGAATACCAAGTATTGGCACCAGTGAATTCTTGCACAGGAACAGAATAGTAGCCACCGATATTCCCGTTTGTTCCTATTACACCGCAAACATTTGATCCAAAACCATAGACTTGGTTACTTACGAGTGTAGTATCAAAATTATTGGTCCATGTCAATCCATCGGAATAACGATAACCGCCGATATCACAGACATAGAACATTCTTCCTTTGTTTAAAGAAGCATCAGGAAGTGAGCTAACGTTTGCCACAGTTGCAGCACCACCATTATTGATAGCATCATAAACACCCAGAATCTGAGCAGTCTGGATTGGATTTGAAGTGGTAATAGTGGTATTCGCTAAACGAATAATATCTGCAACTGGAATCATCTTATAGTCCTAGTAGAGCGATTGTTCTAGCGTACTCGTCTTCGGCAATACCAGTTGAACCGGTGTAGCCAAAGCCAGCAGAACCAGTGTAGCCATTAGTACCAGCAGAACCAGTGTAACCGATAAGAGTAGTTGAAGTAATGCGCCATACACCGTATGCGGCATTATATGTCCAAGTGGTAGAACCACTGGTATATGTCTGTCCATCTACGGGTGATGGCGGAAAATCTAAAGCAGCCATTAGTTAAACCTCTTGAATAATATTCTTCTATTTATAATGATTAGGAAACATTACCGTCCATAACACACAGCGTTCCGCTAATGAAAAGAACAGTAGTTTTTCCTCTGGTCGCCAGTGTAACAGATGCTTTATCAGAATCGACACCTGCAATATATGCTGTTGTGATATTACATGTTATCGTCACATTGCCAGAAGTATTGTTGAAAATTGTGACGATATCACCATCAGTGAATGTGGCGTCTGGAATTACTATACTACCACCAGCACCTACGGTAATTAACTTACCAACATCGCTAGTTGCCAATTGATATGATGATGTTTTTTCAGAACCAGACAGCGGAATCTTTGGAATACCCTGAGAACCAGTATATCCACTAGGACCGGGTGAAGTTTCCTGTACCCACTGTGCTGTAGCATTGTCATCGATATAATAGATGTATCTTACACCGTCATCAGAATTATACCATGTGTCGCCATTTTCTGGGCTTGTAGGAGCCGTGTTGCTAATGAACGATCTACTACGAACACCAATAGAACCTGTATATCCCAATGGACCGGGTACTGTTGAAATGGAACCAGTGTATCCTCTTGGCCCCGGAGCAGATTCCTGTACCCACTGTGCCGTGGCATTTGCGTCAATGTAATAGATGTATCTTACACCATCGTCTGAATTGTACCATGTATCACCGGGTGAAGGGGTTGACGGCGCTGTATTACTAATGTAAGATGAACCACCAATCGATCCTGTATATCCGATAGAACCAGAGTAACCACGAGAACCAGAATATCCTTCAGCGGTAGAAGCGGAACCTGTATATCCTATTGCCCCGGCTGGACCTTCTGGACCCGGAGCAGATTCCTGTACCCATTGTGAAGAATCAAAGTCAACGTAATAAACATATCGAATACCGTCATCGGTATTGTACCATGTGTCTCCGTTAACAGGAAATAACGGTGCGGTATTACTAATGTATGTTAGACCCTTAGAGCCTGTGTAACCTAAAGAACCAGAGTATCCTGTAGGACCTGAGGAAATGACATTCCACACCCCATAAACGGCATCATACTGCCATTGAATATCATTCTGTGTAAAAATATCACCATCAATTGGAAATGGTGGAAAATTTAGTGTTGCCATTTATCTTCTCTTCAGTTTAATATATTTATAGCTTTGTAATGATAACTTGACCAGAGCCAGTTCTTACGCCTGTAGACATAGTTCCACTCGTGACACCGCCAATATAACCAGAGCCACCGCCGCCGCCTGAACCAAAGTTAGCGCCAGCAGATTGTGCGCCACCGCTACCACCACCATAGTACCCACCGCCACCACCGCCACCAGCCCCATAGGTATCAGTAGTAGTTCCACCAACACCTAGCGTACCGGGTTGACCAAAATAGTTACCATAACCAGCAATACCACCAGCAGTTTGTGTACCACCACCGCCTGTATACGCCAAGCCACTACCATTGGTACCGGACCAGCCGCCTGTACCAGTTTCACCGCCACCACCACCCGGATAAACGTCATATGATGCGTTATAGGCAGATGACCCCCCGCCGCCACCAGCGACAATAATTCGATTGGCTAGCGCAGTCCCCCCAACTCTAACATCTGAGGCACCGCCACCGGGACGGCCAAGACCTAAGGCATTACCGCCGCCGCCCCATCCACCAGAAACGTTGGAAAGGTTTTGACCAGCTTGACCAACAATGATATTGATCTTTTGCCCAGCTTCAAGTAGAATATTTCCTTTTGAATATCCGCCCAAGCCACCAGTATCATTACCTGTGCCACCCTGTGCACCATAGCACTCAATTTGATAAAGACCAGTTAAAGGACATGTCCAAGTTTGAATACCGGTTGTTGTCACATTAAAATAGTCGGTGTTATTTAACCATGGGTTTAATGTGGTATTATATGATGCGAGACATTGCGCTCTGGTTGGACCCGTTGGCCCGATCAGACCAGCCGAAGTGAACGTAAATGAAGTAAAACTATAAAGAGCGTATGTGAAAAAGAAAGAATTCAATAGACCACCAGCCATTATTATGCTTTCCTATAATATAGCGTTACCTTAAGACCAGTTGCCCCCGTTCCAGCAGCATCAATATCAAAAGTAATTTCCGCATCATCAGTAATAGATGTGGTAGTCAATGTGGTTGGAGTTGTTGCTGTAACTGAAGTCTTTTCTGTAGCATCGATTGATAACTTATCAGTACCAAGAATGCTTGTGCCTTCGACATTGATATCAACAGTAACAAGACCACTTGAGCTAGCTGTTTTTAGTGAAGCTCTTGGAATCTGATATAGTTCCATAGCAAATGGTGCTCTAAAGCTTACCTTTGAAGCTCCTGTAGTAATTGCTGTACCTTCATCAGAAAGAGCAGTAATAAGGAAAATATCTTGAATACCAGCAGAACCGACATATCCAACACCACCAATAGGACCCGGAGCAGATTCCTGTACCCATTGTGAAGAGTCGGTGTCTGTGTAATATACGTATCTCTTGCCGTTATCAGAATTATACCAAGTGTCACCCGGTTGAATTCCTGTTGGTGCTGTGTTACCAACATAGGTCTTGCCAACAGAACCAGTATAACCGATAGAGCCTGTATAACCTACAGAGCCGTCATATCCGCGAGAACCATCATAACCACGTGAACCATCATAACCCGCACCAGCAGAACCAGTGTAGCCATCCTGACCTTGGAAACCACGTGAACCATCGTAACCACGAGAACCAGTGTAGCCCTCAAAACCACGAGAACCAGTATAACCAAATTCACCCTGTGGACCTGTATCACCCTTGGAACCATCATAGCCACGAGAGCCATCATAGCCTACAGAACCTGTATAGCCTGTTAGACCAACAGAGCCAGAGTAACCAACAGAACCAGTATACCCTAGATCGCCACGATCACCCTTGGAGCCTGTGAAACCAACAGAACCAGTATACCCTAGATCGCCACGATCACCAGCAGAACCAGTATAGCCAATGGAACCGTCATATCCACGAGAACCAGTATAACCATCTGTACCCTGATATCCATCGATACCGCGAGAACCAGTATATCCCGTATCGCCCTGTGGTCCAACAATCTGACCCACATCGTTCCAATTTGTTCCATCATATACCCAAAGATTTCCGGTAGCAAGATCAATTACAGAGTTACCAGATACGGCAGATGGGTAATAATATTTTAAATATCCGTCTGGATTGTTTGGACCGCCTGTGGGATATACTGCATTAACATCAGGTTCAGAACCAATAATTGTAATTGACGTACCTTGCTCACCCTTGGAACCAGTGTAGCCAATAGAACCATCGTAGCCACGTGAACCATCATAGCCTACAGAGCCTGTATAGCCTACAGAACCAGTGTAACCCAGAGAACCGGCATATCCAGTAATACCGGCATCACCCTTGGACCCGGTATAACCTAAAGAACCATCGTAGCCAGTATTACCGATTTCACCCTTGGAACCATCGTAACCACGAGAGCCAGTATAACCAGTAATACCTTGTGAACCAGTATAACCAATAGAACCAGAGTAACCAAGGTCGCCGCGCTCACCCATAGAGCCAGTATAACCCATCGGCCCTTGAACACCGCGAGAACCAGCATAACCAACAGGAGAAGGCTTATTAATCCATCTTTGGTTTATACCATCATAACCAAGGTAATCATCATTCTGTGCATCAGTGATTTGTACATCACTTAAGTTACCAAGGTTATACCCTGTGCGAAGATTGACAAATACGCTGCCAGATGTAGCTACCCTACTTACTCGTGCAACTTCAATCTTATAATCTGGCGCGGTTGGTTCGGTATCTGTAAGTTTACCCGGAATGTCGGGATCAAGATATAGTCGTGCACCAGCAAGATAAGCAGTAGTATTTAAATCGTGAACCTTACCATAACTTGTAACATAACCCAACTCACCAACATCCATGTCATGGGTAGCGATACCCAAAACGAGATTAGGTCTGAATCCTTCCGAATTCATGTCAGCAGGTTTAAACTGTGTCTGCCCAAGATCGTTTACGCCAGCATACATGACAACTTGACCATTATTAATGGCTACGTTAGCAGTACCTTGGGCATGTAATTCCTGACCAAGCTGAAGAACAACTACGTCATTTAGCTGTAGGTCAACAGTGCCATATCTACTATTCCAAGAAAAGTACTTTGTTGGAGTATTGTTGGCATCATTGGTATTAAGATATAAAACATTCGCAGTAAGCGAAGTAGCATTGACGCTATTCGCTATAGTTTGACCAATAGCACCCGGAGTTTCCCAAGTCAACCCCTGTAGATAATTTGAATTATTTGCTGTGTATGAGAATATAGAGTTGACAGCAAAGGTCGCACTGTTTACATTAAGTGTGCTTTCACCTTTACCATATGCATAGTTGGCAACGTTAGCAAAGTAAGCGAATTGAGAATTGGTTGCATAAACGGCACTGCGAACATCAAGTTTATCTTCTGTTTTGCCGTATGCATAGACAGAATTATTTGATGTTGCATACTGAAAGATATATGCAAGGTCAAGTGAAATAAACAGATTACCAGAGTTGCCGCCGCCAACAATACCGTCTTGTCCAGTGATAGACAGAATCGGAGTATCCCAGAATACTCCATTAGAGCCAACGGTCAGTACTTGATTGATGTTACCAATTGTGTTGTTTGCTTCAACATACTTAACGACAAGGTTAGAAGACCAGTATCTTCCCCCTGAAGTATTGGAGAGCAAAAACTGATTATCTGTTAGAGCAACCCCTAGATTAGGTTCTGCCTGAGAAGGATGTAGGTAAGAATATCTATCAGCAGAAACATCAGTAGGTAGGGTGACTGATATTCTATCAGATAATAATTTAAACATTAAATGACCCCGATATGTTCGTTAGATAGTTTCTCTTCGGCAGAAGTCCATACGTCAAATACGTTATTCGCTTCCGCTCTAACCTGAATAGCATCCCCGTTCAATGAGTCGGGATTTCTCTTAAAAATACTTCTACCCTGAATAGGAATAAAAGCAGTGTCATATGGAGGCACAGAAATTTTACCAAAGCTAATCGCAACATTCGCTTCAGTATAAAGCTGAACTTCAACCCAATAAGTATTTGCTGTCTTGTTTCTTGCGGAGATAGGAGTAATGAAGAATACTTCACCCGGTCTTACGGCACGAGTGGTGTCCGTAGGGTCTCTATTGGCAAATGTGTTTGAAGGATCAGGAACCGAAAAGTCTGGTGCTTCCGCAATGGTTTCATAATTGGTTGTTACATCAACTTTAGTAACCAAAAGCGGCTTTCCTGTTGATGGTGTCTTACACTTAATTCTTGTCACTTAGAAACTCCTTGAAATGGCGGTCTTCGTTGCTATTCTATTTACCGCAGTATCAAATGGTGGACCAGAAAGTTCACCAGTATCAGCATTAATTTGCATACCACCAACGAACAGCGCGGAACCCTGATCATCCTGTCCACTTGCAATAACAATACCCTGATCCAGTTCCAAAATACTATCTTGGATAGTAGCTTGGTTTAATACTGGTGGAATCTTTGTAAGAGCAACACCAGCAAGAACAGCAGTCCAAGTATGACCAATCGCAGTAATGACAGATGGCTGTACAGTAAAGGACGGGTTTTTCGCAGTATATATCAAAGCAGCAATCAACGAAGAAATAATATCTCTTGTAGTGTTATTTATATTAAGTGCGTTTATATCGTCTCTCATCGTATTCCATGAGAAGATGAATGCACTAAGCTTATCAGCATCAATAACACTGACACCATTGGTATCAAAGAATCCCTTGGCAAAGTCAAGTGCTGGCTTTTCATTTGCTGACTGTAGAACCCATGTCAATACTTGAATAAGGTTTCCTGCGTCTCGTCTTGTGTAAGCTTCGTCTTGTGCTGTCCAACCAGTTGTGTATCCACCATCAACCAGAGCATTCCACATACTATCAATAATAGCTTGTCTTGCTGCAAAGATTGTGGTAGCATCTGAGGATTGTTGTGACAATAGAGTTGTGACAAATGAAGGATAACGAAGCGTGAATTCAATTGAGGTTAAGAACTCATCGACCATCGTAGCCGCACTTCTGCTTACACCCGGAATGCTATAAACATAATTTCTGATATAACGATAGCAGAATAGGAATGCTTCTAGTTCGTTTGAAGGGAATACAGCAGTACCATTTGCATAGTACAGACTCTTTACGAAATTAATAATGTATGTTTGATCAGCGTTCTGAAGTGCTCTTGTTATTGCTAGCAATAGTGTTGCGGCATCACGGCGAGTGAATGCTTCTAGCTCATTAGACCATCCGGCAGCAAGCCCTTCTCTGTAAAGCTGATACCACATACCGTCAATAATATCTTGCTGTGCCGCAGTGATTGCACTAGCAGCATCTGTCTGTGTGGTAAATGCAGTTTGAAGCAGAACAGGATATTCTACAGTTGCCACAAGAGCATCGAAAATCTTATCGACAACCGTCTTGACAGAATTGTCAATTGATAATAGATTGATGTTTGTGTTTAGATAATCGTATGCAAATAGGAATGCGGATTTCTTTGATGGCTCAATTACTGAGGTACCATCAAGGTAGAACAATCCTCTAATAAATGTACGCAGGTAATTTTCATTGCCTGTTTGAAGTGTTCTTGCAATTGTATTAAGAAGATTTGTTGCGTCTCTCTTAGTTAGCTGCTCTTCTTCGGCTGTCCAAAGCTCAACATAGTCATTGTCTACAAGAGCAGTCCACATACCATTTACTAGGGTGGTAGATGCTGTAACGATTTCATTACCCGCAAGAACTTGTAGTGCAGGGATAGAAGTCAATGGTGTTGACGTAATTGCATCAGCAATGATTCCAGAAATTTCCGTAGAAATAGTTGTTTTTGAATTGACAGATATAGCTAATGCATTTAAAGCAGTGTCAATATAATTGAATCCAAATTCAAATGCGTCTAGCTTGTCTGAGTCGATTACAGTATATCCAAAAACATCAAACAATCCCCATCTGAAGCTATCGATGTAGCTCTTGTCTCCTGTATGAAGGTATCCAGCAAGAGCCTGAATTAATAGGCCAGAATCTCTTTTAGTAAATTCTTCATCTTGTGGTGTCCATCCAGCGGTATATCCGCCATTTACAAGAGCAGTCCACATATCATTAATGATAGTTGTTTTAGCAGCATCTACAACTAGAGCATCTTCAATTCCGGTCACAATATTTGAAGTGGCAGGTGTTGACACCATGTCACTTACGAGTGTAAAAGATGATGAAACAATTGTCTGTGCGCCTGAAGTCATACCGGGTAAAGTATTGATTTCAGTTTCAAGATAACCATATGACGCTAGCACGGCATCTACAACAGCAGGAGAAAATACGGAAGTGCCATCATATAGCAACAGACCTCTCGCAAAGTTTTCGACATATTTACTGTCGCCAGTGCGTAGAGTCCCTACGATTGCTTCGATCAAATTTCCAGCATCGCGCTTGGTGAAATCTTCCTGTTCCTGTGTCCATCCTGTGACGTAATTGTTGTTGACAAGTTCTGTCCACATGTTATCAATAATAGATTGTTTTACGCCAATGACGATATCGCCAGAAGCAACTTCCAAGGAACCTGATGCAGTATATGAAACCGCCTGAGGAAGCACAGCATTGGCTGGTGCCTGTGGATCGATTACACTGGTATTTTCGACTTCTGTTGGTGAAACAAGCTGTCTTGTTCCCTTTGAAATCATGGTGTAGTCACCAAACTGTGTAGAACAGGATGAAAGAATAATTTGACCGCCGCTTAGAGCATAGAAGTGCTTATGTGCCCAGATAGAAACAGCGTTAACAGCGTTGATAAGAGCACCATTCTTAGCGCAGTACCCAATACCATTCTGTGTGACAGGAGTAGCACCCCATGTCATGATGTTAGGGAATATGGAGTATGGTGAGCATACAGCGCCATCAGCAAGAACAACGCCGCCGCCCTTGCCTACTAGAGGGTTTCCGTTATCTCTGTCAAGTGGTGGAGCAATATAATCCCATGATGGAATTCTTCTGATAGCGCACTTGTGGGCATATGGTGTACGAACAATGACTGCACCCGGTCTGAATGAGAAAGCGAATCCTTCTGTAGGATCGTCAAAGTCATCAACCTCAAACCCTTCAATCATCAAGCCTTCAACAAAGCAACCAGAACCCATTCTGAATACGTTTCTTTGTTCGTATCCAGCTACTGGACGGATAAATACAGTACGGTGAACAGAACGAATTGCACAGTTGTCTGGCATGTCAATGTGACCTTGAGTATAGTATGTACCCGGCCCAATGTCAATTAGGGTAGGTATGCCATTTCTCAATGCTACTGCTTCCATCGCCCTTTCAATAGTGGCAAAAGCTCTTTCCCAAGATGTACCTTCGTTGTTTACATCGTCGCCATTGACTGATACATAGAATGTATTTCCAACGGGAACTTTGCTGACAAACTGTACGATTTCGTCAACAGGATCGCCCTCGACCTCATATCTACGGCGAGTAAAAATCTTCCCGTCATAAATGTTGAGAGCAATTTCACCTAGCAACAAATCACTGACTGTAGGTGTTACGCCAGTATTGGAGCTACGCTTAAATAAGATTTTATCCGCCATGGTATCCCTTAATAAATAGATGTGTGCGAACACGGTTCGTAGTAATCTGTCATTTATTTATAATAGATACTTTTTGTTGAAGAAGTGAGAACGAAATGAAAATTTGTTTTATTGATACCCTAGGTCTTTGCTATGACGGCACTACGCTAAGCAAGCGTGGCTTAGGTGGCTCAGAATCAGCCGTCATCCTCATGTCAAAAGAACTTGCCAAGATTGGGTTTTCTGTCACAGTTTATAATGACTGTACTTCGGATGATACTAAACCCGGAGTATATGATGGTGTAACCTATCGTCCTTTAAAGTCTGTTGAAACGGATGCACCAGACTATGACGTAATGATTGGTTCCCGCTCTGTAGCTGCATTTGCACCCGCATACATGAAAGAGCGTTTTAAAACATTCTCATACGTTCCAGACTTTACCAGATTCCAGCAGAATATCAAGCACAAGATTTTGTGGATGCATGATACTTTCTGCGATGGTGACGATTTAATTGAGCCGTTCCTACTTGACGGTTTAATCAATGAAGTTTTCGTTCTCTCTGACTTCCATCTTGACTATGTGACAAACTGTGATCATGGTAAGAAGCGCATGTTCGAAGTCCTGAAGCGTTATATGTTCCAGACTCGCAACGGCATTGGTGCGATGAATCCCGGCTGGATCGATATCAAGGACAAGGACCCCAATCTATTTGTCTACAATTCATCCCTCACAAAGGGCATGGTCCCGCTTGTAAACGATATCTGGCCTAAAGTCAAGGAACAAGCACCAGACGCTAAGCTCATTGTGATTGGCGGTTTCTATCGTTTTCGTGAAGGACATACACCCGATCAGCAGGAACTAGATTGGCGCGAAATGGTCAAGCGCAATGAAAACGCAGGGCTTGACATTACATTCACTGGTGTTATACCACAGCAAGAAATTTCTGATATCCTTCGCAAGGCATCGTACATGATTTATCCATGTGCATTCCCTGAGACGTTTGGTATCTCCACACTAGAAGCATTGGCGCACAACGTTCCTATCATTACCTGTAACTTTGGTGCAGAAGAAGAAACCGCTATTGACTCTGCGTCATATAAGATTCCGTTCCCTGTTGAACCTAATGGTCTATTCCCATGGGTAAACAAGGAAGATCAGGTTAACCGCTTCGTTGACATGACACTTCGCGCTTATTATGACAAGTATCTACATCAGCAAAAGATGTACGCATGTAATGCCGTCAAAGACATTTGTGGATGGAATTCTGTTGCCAAGCAGTGGAAGCAGCACCTATTCCATAAACTAGGCGAATTCTTGCCAGTTGACGAGTATCGTGAAGTTCAAAAGATTAATCATGATGTTCGTAAGACATTTGGTCGCCGCTTCACAAATCTTGAAGAGCTACAGGAACCAAGACAAAGACAAAAAGAAATTGCGATTCTGACAGCCGTGTATAATGCAGAAGATTATGTTGGTAAGTGTATTCGCTCTGTTGCTGCACAGGACTATTACGATTATACAATGTACATCGTAAATGATGCATCTACGGATAACACCCTAAATGCAATTAAACAGACAATTAATTCTTTACCAGAAAAGATTCGTCATAAGTTTGTTGTCATTAACAACGAAGAAAATATCGGTGCTGTAGCTAATCACTACAAGATCATCGATGAATATCTTGGTGAAGAGCAGTTCATCATGATCCTAGATGGTGATGATTGGCTTGTCAATGATCCAAACATTTTCCATAAGTACAACAATCTCTATCATGATGGTGCAGAGTTTACCTATGGGTCATGTTGGTCTCTTGCTGACAACATTCCTCTCATCGCTCAGCCATATCCGCCAGAGGTAAAGGAAGCACGTTCTTATCGTGACTACAAGTTTAATTGGAACATGCCATATACTCACCTTCGCACTTTCCATGCTAAGCTTCTAAGAGGGCTTGACAGCAGTGATCTAATGGTGAATGGAGAATGGCCAAAGGCTGGTGGTGATACCGCACTATTCTATCACTTGATCGAAAAGGCTGATCCCGATAAGATCGTATGTGTGCCAGATGTTGTTTATGTTTATAACGACAAGAATCCATTGAACGACTATAAGATCAATGGCGATGAGCAGACCAAGACAGCGAATGCTATTATGGGCAAGGGCAAGGCCGTGGAGAAGTTTTCTGTCATTGTGCCTACCATGTGGCGCTGTAAGGACGTATTCTCTAAGGCACTACAGAGCTATATCGATCATGACTTGGTAGATGAAATCATCATCATTAATAATGACAAGAAAGAAACACCAAACTGGCTAGGACTTGATCATCCTAAAATCAAGATGCTAACTCAGGAGCAAAACATTTACTGTAACCCTGCATGGAATCTTGGTGCGGAAGTTGCCGTAAACAATAAGCTATGTTTTGTCAACGATGATATTGAATTTGACACCAAGCTATTCGATAAGATTCATTCTCGTGTCATTCCAGAACTTGGTGTTCATGGTATGGTGACAGGGGAAGAAAAGTTTGGCCATCCACAGTCAACGGACTTTTCCATCGACTTTACAAAGTGGTATTGGGGTGATAATATTCATGGATTTGGGCAGTTATTCTTTGTCCACAAGCACAATTGGATTCCAGTACCAGAAGGTCTAGACCTTTATTATGGTGACGATATGATATTCCATCAGCATCTTCATCGCGGTCTAGATAATTACCTAATCTACAATCTTCGTTTCTATTCACCAATGGCACAGACAACTTCCGATCCTGCTATTCGTGGAAACAAGATTGAAACAGAACGTCCTATTTTTGACAAGTGGATGAGCGAAAACCAACTAATGAGTATTACTCAATGGTTGCGCCCAGAACCAACACCAGAGGAAGCAGTAGTACCAGTTATGGACCAAAGAGTAAAGCGCATTCTAATCGCAATTCCATGTAAGAATGATATCGAAGCTGATACATTTAAATCGATTTATGACCAGATCATTCCAGATGGTTATGAGACCGATTTCCAGTACTTCTATGGTTATGCCGTAGATCAGGTTCGCAACTTGATTGCAGATTGGACAGTCAATGGTTATGATTACCTATTCGCTGTTGACCATGACATTACCTTTGCCCCTGACACATTAGCAAAGCTTCTATCACATGACAAGCCTGTGGTTGGCGGTATCTATCGTCAAAGACTAGAACCACAGCGCCTTGAAGTTTACGATCATAACTTTAGAACCCTTGCTTATGAAGAACTACATGGTAAAGGATTAGTTGAGATTGGTGGTCTAGGGTTTGGCTGCGTTCTTGTCAAGAGAGAAGTATTTGCTGATATCGGATATCCACAATTTGTATATCATCAGGCACTTCGTCACGAACACACGTTCAGCGAGGATTTGGATTTCTGTTGCAAGGCACGTGACAAAGGATACACCATCTGGTGCGATACGTCAATAGTATGTGGTCATATTGGCCGTCACACCTATCAGATTTCGTTACCCGCAAATTTTAATCAGCAGGTAGATGTAGTAGAAGAAAAACTACTTAAGATCGCGTCTGAAAAGCATCTACCTGAGGGTCTTGTAGAGTACACCAACAACCTTGACATTGACGCGCCCAAGGTTATCTATGATATCGGAGCGAATGCTTTAGAGTGGACCAGACTTGCCAAGAACAAGTGGCCAGAAGCTAAGGTGATTGCCTTCGAAGCCATGGACGATTTCAATAAGCTTTATAAGCATTTTGATTTTGATAATTATGTTGGTGTTCTATCTGATCAGGACGGAAAGAAAGTCAAGTTCTATGAGAATCCTTTCCTTCCATGGGGTAACTCATACTACATGGAAAATGAAAACGAATCTCCACCCGGTTGTGAATTTAATGAAGGACATGCTAAGGTAAAGACTGCCCGTACACTTGACGCTATTGTGGCTGAAAGAAACTGGCCTCTTCCTGACATGATCAAGATTGACGTTCAAGGTGCTGAGAAGGATATTTTGAAGGGCGCTGAGAACTGCCTAAAGAACTGCAACGATATCATCATTGAAATTCAGCATAAGGAATACAATAAAGGTGCTCCTATGCTAGATGAAATGTTTGATTATCTTGCTTCAATTGGATTCTATCTTGTGACCAATATTCATAAGAAAGAATGTGACGGAGATTACCATTTCAAAAAGATGGATAAGGTTCCTACAAAGGCATTCATTCTACACACATCAAATTCAAAGTCAATGGAATATTCGCATACTGCTATTATGTCTTGTGAAAGAGTGGGGATTCAGCCCATATTGTTCAATGGTTTTGAAAATGAAACACCAGAAGAACTATCAAGGATATTTGGGTTTGAATTTGGTTCTGATATGAACCACGGCGCTGCTAGAGCTACCGCAGGGCATTTCAAGATGTGGAATATCATTGCTGAGCTTGATGAACCGATCATCGTATTGGAGCATGATGCAATCATGTTACAGCGTATCATGCTGCCAATTCCAGATGGCAAGATCGTTGCTCTAGGATATAAGCTTCATGATCCTTTTGCCTACGATCATGTCATGGCAGGAGAACCCAAAGAGATAGTTGACATTAAGCGCCATTCTGGTGCACATGCATATGTCATTACACCAAAGACGGCAAGAATGCTTCTAGATGAGCTAAAGCGTGTAGGTGCACCTAGAGCCATTGACAACTATTACTTTATGAGAATAAACAATCCAGAGGACACTGAGTCAGAAGTTCCCCTTGCAATTATGGACCCGACACCAGCAATCGGATGGCTTCGTGAATCCACCATCTGGGAAGGATCGTGTGATATCAATTATGACTTCTTGGATTCTTTTAAAAGAAACCACCATCCAAAACAGGAAGTCTCTCGTTAGGAAGAGTACCGCTACTCATATTTGACGCATTGGTGAAGAAGACTGCTTGCTGACCTTGTAGCTGACCGGCATTATCTGCCCATGATGCAGAGTTGACATTCAAGTCTCCTTCGCCTTTGCCAAACGCATAATTGGCTACGTTAGCAGTATATGCAAAGTTTGAAACGTATGAGAAGTTTGCATTAACAGCAAGAACCGCTGTCTGTACTTCTAGGGTATCTTCTGTTTTACCATTAAGGTAAGTAGAATTATTAGAGGTATACGCAAAGTTTGCATTAACAGCAAATACAGCAGACTCTACGCTAAGTCTATCTTCCGTTTTACCAAATGCATGAATTGCATTGTTGACAGTAACAAATTCTTCCATGTATGCAGCATTGACGTACAATACCACATTAGCAGCGCCTTGTCCACCACCAGAAAGACCATTACCAGAATAAACGGTAGTGATTGTATCTTTCCAATAGGTATGTGTGCCGTTTGAGGCAAGAACCTGATCATTCGCACCAGAACTAGGGCCAGTAGTATTACCAGCCCAAATAGTAGAAATGTAAAGATTACCTACGGTAAGATTTGGTAGGTTATCAAGTAGTTTTACGTCATATTCAAAAGTATTTGCATTATAGACGAGTGTTGCCCCGTCTACTCTCTGTGTTTTATTAACACCCGGAAGGTCATCAATAGTTCTGATTTCACGAATCTGATTCTTTACGGTGATTGGATCATTAGCAAGAATCTTACCGCCCTTTTTATTGACGGTAATCGTGAAGTCTGATTTTTGAACTAAGACATTTGTATTAGACATTACGTGTTACCTGTGGTGTGATTGTTACGATACCTTCAAGTACACGAGATACTACATTATCTGTTGAATATAAAACACAGTCATAAACATATCTACCGGGAGAGATTACGCTTGTGGTAGCAGAGTTCATTGCCAGCGTAACAGTACCAGCTTCAGGAGCAATCAAGACCTGAAAGTCTACCGCAGTGGATGATGTGAAGTATTTACGAAGCTGTGCTTTACCAGTATATCCTGTTAAGTCAATAGGAGAGGTATTAGCGTCTCTCATATTAATAGTGACTTCGTAATCTACACCCTGATCAATGATTATATTGCTTTTAATTGCCATGTGTCTCTTCCAAGAAAATTGTTATTCTGTGTATTTATAACTTGACAGGGAAAAGCATTCTGATATAATCACTGTGTGGGTTTATGATACATTCCTTCTGGATGACGATCTTGAATCTCATCCATGATATCCAGTAGTGCTTGGAAACATGCTCTAGCTTCATCGGTGATATCGTCTCTAGTACGGAATGTCTGAAGGAATGCAAGAGAAGATTTACGATCTTCCCATTCAAGATGTTCTGTAGGGAATCCTTCAAGTCTTCTTCTCATGATTTCACCACCCATTAAATGGGCACCAGTAAGAACATAGATTGCACCAGCAAGTGCCTTTTCATTATCTAGGGTCTTGACATATTCACTAGCAGCGGTAAAAGGTTCAATACCAAGATTCATGGCAACCATGTCTGATTCGAGTCTTTCTACTCGTCTTACATTATCTGGTACATCTTTGTCAATAACTAAATGAATTTGATGAAGAGCCTGAAGCCAAGCAGCATACCATACTCTTGGTGGGTTTCCTGTTGACATTGCTCCACCAACAGCATGTTGTTCACAGGCATGATGTAGATCACGTGTTTCTTCCCAAAGTGGTTTCTTTGCCATTGTAATTTACCTCATTTAAAATGTTGTTATATCTGTAACAGGTACGTCAAATTTGAATGTAACGTTCTTTTTAATATTTGTGGGACCATCAAAATCATAACCAAATGCATCCATATCTATTTGGAATATCGGAGTTACGATATCGATTAATTCTTGGGTGTAGTGTGATCTATAATCGCCACTTGCTTTTGTACTAAAATTGCCGCGCTGTGGCATCGCTTTGTAATGAAGCATTTGTTCAAATGGAAATCCAAGATTTGAAGAAATTTCGTCTATTGATCTTTCACGATCTTCAAATTTAAATATGTGAGCTTTTAACTGCCCGTTTACATCACAAAAATACCCATACTGAGGTCCAGTATATTGTGTAATCTCTTTGGTTACATAACGTTTATTCACCCATTCTTCAAAAGAATAATCAATAGACGTAACGTGCTTATGTAGATAATATAGGCTTACTTCACGACTGAATGGATTTCTAACAAATCCAAACGTATAAAAATTTGATGGATCAATATCACTTATCATAGCATAAATGGAATGCTTTTGAAGAAAATATTTCCCACCTCGCCATATCAAATATGCTTCTAATGAGGTACCACTTGTTCTTGGATTGTGAATGAAAATGTATGGTATTTTATTTTCTCTATAAATCATGATCTTTCCTTATATGGAACCCAAGCTGTATCACCGTCAGGATTTTGTATCTTTTGGTAAATAGGAACACCAAAAGTCATATTTTTATAATATTGTTCTTTGACTTCTGATGAAAATTTCTTCGCTTCATCTAAAGACAATGGTTCTGAGTACTGGCCGCTCAATGGATTGAATACGAAAATATTTTCTGTTATATCGGTATTATTTAAGTCTACCTTTATAGTAGTCTCAAATCCATATTCATCTAAAATAAATGTGCGGCAATTAAAAAGACCGGGATTATGAAGATGAAGAACATTTTTATATTCTTCGTAAAGGTTCAAAGCATCTTGATATGATGATGCGAAGTCAAATCCACCAGCAAGATCATTGACACGATATTCCTCAAGATATGTATGGTCATTGTAAAACGAAACTGCTATGGGATTTGATGGTAAAGATTTATACCATAAAATCCAATCTTGTGGAACATTATTTTGTAATAAAAATTCCATACCCTCTTCATAGGTAATTTCGTCTTTATTTAAGCTTGCCTTTATGTCAAGAGTCCATCTGTATGCATCGGCGCATGGCAAGCATTTTTTCAAAAGTTCCTGTGTTATTTTCATTATAGAATAGCTCCAAATACACGGCTAGGATTAAAACCACCTATCCAAGATAAAGTCCATGTCCCCCCTGATGGGGGCACATATGTTCCCGGCCAATACCAGCTACCACCATAATAGCCACCGGGAAAGTAATCGCTAGTGTCAATTGCAGCACCACCAGCGGCACCCGGTTGATCGCCACCTGTAGTATTTAGGGCATTACCACCACCAGCAGCGCCCCAACCGCCGCCGCCCCCGCCAGCTTGCCCGAAGCCATTGTTACCGTTCCATGTTGGATTACCACCGGTATTATTACTACCGCCACCAGAACCACCAGTTACCAGAACAATAGGATCGGAAGCGTTGGTTTTTGCCGCAGTGGCCGCGCCGGAACCGCCACCAGAACCACCATTTCCTCCAACACCAGTTTTTGTAGTCGAATTGTTAGTACCAGCGGTTGGTCCAACTGTTGTGGACCCCGGTATAATACGACCACCACCGCCACCAGCACCAAGCCCACCACTAGCCGCACCGGTTGAGCCTACCTGTCCCGGACCACCACCGGGTGTCCATGCTGATGTAGCAGGATCGAATGTGCGACCACCTCGACCACCACCCGCACCGCCGCCCCCGCCAGCCCAACCGCCGCCAGTTGCAGAGCCAGCAGGACCGGCAGCGCCACCACCGCCGCCACCGCCACCAATATAACCGTTGGTGTTATCGATTGTGGTGTTACAATTTAATTGTAGTGCGACCATACCTGCGCTAGCAGGACCAGAGGTCGCCTGATTATTATAATTGGTGTATGAATATCCACCATCACCACCTTGTCCAATAATGAATCCTTTATTAATGATAAAAAGCATTCCCGGAAAGGTGCCTGTTGAATTATATCCGTTGCTGCCATAAATGAATACTCCGGGAGCAATGATAATTTGTGCATCGCCTGATCCGGGATAACCATTAGCAACAGCCCAATTATAAAAATTAAAGTTGGCCTGATTTGTGGTTACAGTTGCCGTCCATATTGCACTAATACCAGCAAACTGTGAAAGTTTTAATGGGCTTGATGGTGTGCCATAACCAATTTGTGTAAATGATTCTGGCACAATACCACCGCCTCTTCTGTACGCATAGAGGTTGGAAGCAAGTCCCATTCCTTTACTTGAAAACTCATTTCTCACAGAAGAGAATGATGGGGGATTTGAAACTGCCATTATCTATTCTCCAAATCATCAACTTTCTTAGAAAGTTCCTTGACGGCTTCGATCAGTAGTGCTACAAGTCGGTTGTATGTTACAGACTTATAACCAGTTGATTCGTCAAAGTAAACTACTTCAGGAATAAATTGTTCAATTTGTTGAGCAAGAATGCCTACTTCCACCTTATCGCCATCAAATCCTAGTTTCTGTGCGTTTTCATTCCATGTGTACTTGACACCATCAATGTTCTTGACAATATCAAGTGCATTGTCTATGTAGCCAACAACAGTCTTAAGATTTTGGTCAGAAGCAACGATGAAGTCGCCAGCATAGATTGAAGCTCCGCCAGTAGCCGCACTTAGTGTTGTGCTGCCTGTGTAGTATGCTGCATAGTTAATAGTGCCAGCATTTACGATGCCAGTTCCCGGAGGTCCCGCAGGACCGGTTGGACCAGTTGGCCCCGGACTACCGCTTGGACCAGTTGGCCCCGGAGGACCCGCAGGACCGGCAGGGCCGGTTGCACCAGAGGGACCGGCAGGACCCGCAGGACCGGCAGGACCCGCAGGACCGGCAGGGCCAGATGGACCCGCAGGACCGGCAATACCTTGTGATCCAACATAACCGGTTGGTCCGGTTGGTCCACTTGGTCCAGTTGCACCAGTTGGTCCAGTTGCACCAGTTGGTCCGGTTGGACCCGCCGCGCCTTGTAGTCCACGAGAACCGGTATACCCTATTGGACCGGGACCGCCCACAGGGCCAGTAGGACCGGTTGGACCGGCAGGGCCGGTTGGTCCCGGAGGACCCGCAGGACCGGCAGGACCTATTGGACCAGCAGGACCGGTAGAACCCGCAGTGCCAGATGGACCGGTTGGACCGGCAGGACCGGTTGGGCCAATAGGACCGGTTGCACCAGTTGGACCAGCAGGACCGGTAGGACCAGCAGGACCAGTTAAACCAATCGAACCAGTATAACCAACGGTTCCAGAAGGACCAGCCGCACCAGATGGACCGATAGGACCCGGAGCACCAATATCACCTTTAGAACCAGTATAACCCGTTCCGCCAGAAGGACCGATAGGACCCTGTGAACCAGCATATCCTCTATCGCCCTTAGAACCAGCGTAACCAGTTGAACCATCATAACCTGCACCAGCAGAACCTGTGTATCCAGAACCAGAAGAACCAGTATATCCTAGTGATCCATTATATCCACGAGAACCGGTATAACCAGCACATCCAAGATATCCGTTTGATCCCGGATAACCAGTATCACCCTTAGAGCCAGTGTAACCTACGAATCTACCAGCGTTACTCCATGTTGTACCAGACCATACCCAAATACTACCTGTATCTGTGGTGACATATGCGTCACCAGTAGTTCCAATGTATGAAGATGGGTATCCGGGAAGAGCAGTAGATGTTGTGACTGTACCCTTAAGGCTAATTGATGTACCAGAAGAACCAGCGTATCCTACTGAACCAGTATAACCTAGTGAACCAATAAATCCAACACCGCCCTGTGAACCAGTGTAACCAGTAGCACCGATAGAGCCAGTGTAGCCTAGCGAACCAGTGTAACCAATAGTACCTGTTGCACCAACATCACCCTTGGAACCTGTGTAACCTAATGAACCAACATCACCCTTGGAACCAGTGTAACCGCGAGAACCATTATATCCACCAGAACCGCTATATCCAGTGTTACCCTGTACACCTTGTGAACCTGTGTAACCTAATGAACCTGTGTATCCAACAAACTGACCAGCATCTTTCCACACTGAACCAGTATAGCCAGCAGGGCCGCTATAAACATAAATGTGATTGTCTGCAAGCACAACATATGCATCACCTGAAGTTCCTGTTGGAAGGGCAGATGTTGTAGCTACAGTGCCTTTAATATTAATTGATTCGCCTTGTGAGCCAGTATAACCAATGGAACCATCGTAGCCACGTGAACCGTTATATCCAATTGTTCCGTTAGCACCAGCAGAACCAGTATAGCCACGTGAACCGTCATAACCTGCACCAACAGAACCAGTATAACCAATGGAACCAGAATACCCCGGTGCAGTAGATGCAGAACCAGTATAACCAGAACCACCAGCAGGACCAACAGAACCATCGTAACCACGTGATCCAACATACCCTGAGTTACCTCTTGAGCCAGAGTAACCACGTGATCCAGTATAGCCAATGGAACCATCGTAACCAGTATTACCCCTTGAACCAGAGTAACCTACGTCACCTTGTGATCCTGTGTAACCAATCGAACCAGAGTAACCCAAGTCACCACGTGAACCGACAAAGCCTGTAGTACCCTGTGATCCTGTGAAACCTACAGAACCAGTATAACCAAGTAGACCACGAGAACCATCATATCCGGTTAAGCCTTGTGAACCCGTATAACCCTGTGAACCAGTAAAGCCAAGCGAACCTGTATAGCCTTGTGATCCTGAATATCCTGTAGGACCGTTTGAACCAACATATCCACGTGATCCGGCATATCCCGGATTACCCTGTGAACCAGTGTATCCAGAATTATCAGACCAGAACATTGATGTTCCGTTTGAAGTCAATACTTGACCACCAGAACCAAATGTGTTATTAGCAAAGATTCTCTTGATGTATGCAGCATTTGCTGATAGAGTGCCGTCTACAGTTACAGTGCCGGTCTCATCAACAGCAAGCCATACTCTATCAAGAGTAATATCGTCAAATGCATTGGTGTTTGAAGTAGCACCAATCTGGAATCTCTTTGTCTCTTCATCCCATGCAAGAGCGACATTATATTCGGTTGTATTCGCAGTCTCGAATCTCTGAAGAACAAGACCAATGTCGTTAAGAGCAACTTGCTGTCCCTCGTTCAAAATAATAAACGAATTATTGACAGTTAGAGTTGTGGTATTAACAAAGACAGCAGTACCATTGACATGAAGGTTGCCAGTTACGACAAGATCAGTTACAATAGCTGAGTTTGGTTGATTTGTACCAATGGCGGCTGGATATGTCCAATCGTATCCATCTAGGAGATTAGAATTGTTCGCATTTAATGCGCTGTTTACGCTAAGTGCAGCTTCGATCTTACCATAAGCGTAATTTGAATTGTTTGCAGTTGTTGCAAATTCTGCATTAGCTGCATTGTTGGCAAACTTTGAATTGTTTACGTTAAGAGCATCTTCGGTCTTACCATATGCAAATGTAGTGTTGTTTGCAAGAAGAGCAGTATTAGAGCTTTGTGCATAGACAGCACTATTGACATTAAGTGCAGGTTCTACTTTACCGTAAGCAAAGAAGGTGTCATTGGCGGTCAATGAGAAAATGGCGTTAGTAGAAAATACTGAACTGTTTACGTTAAGAGCAGATTCTACTTTACCATAAGCAAAGACGGTATCATTAGCAACATATGAGAATGATGAATTGGTAGCAAATACTGCACTATTGACGTTTAGATTTGGCTCTGTCTTACCATACGCAAAGACGGTATCGTTTGCTAGTAGTGCATTATTGGCAAGAACAGCTAGTAATGAGAGGCTAGAAAGATTTGCTAGTAGTGCATATTGAGCAGTATTTGCGTTAAGCGCATTCGTTGCTGTGTTTGCATTCTCGGAAAGAGAAATCCATTTTGCGCCATCTGAGTAGTAAAGTAAACTGTCTTCGCCATACAGCAACGCACCCGGAAACGCTGTAGCATCGTACATGTCCAGATTGACAGCATAACCCTGACCAACAAATAAATCGGTACCGGAATTATAAATTGCGCTCATTGAATCCTATCCTTGATGTTTTTATATTATTTATAGTATGGTGAATTCTTCTCTTTGATTTATAATATAAGAGAAATGAGCAACAGCGTGATTGGCAGATGGGTTTGTATTTGATGGTACGCTTACTTCTAGGACTTCACCAGAAAGCATGACTTGACGATCAAAGCCAATGCTTAGGAAGTCGTTGCGAGGTACGGGGGTTTCTTCAAGAATTGAGTAGTATGAATTATCAGTACCTTTAATTCTTGCTGAAACTTTAATTGTAGTATTTGCCACGTTTGAAATTGTGAGACCTGTCATAATACAAGCCGCATTGACACCACGACCCGGAATAGGACCATTCTCTGGAATCCAATAAGCAGGTACGGTGACGAGTTCAAACCATGCATTTCCCTGAAGCTGCTTACGAGTAACTTCAAAAAGATTTAGTGGTGGTCTTGGTGTAATAGTATTTGCCGCTAGTGCCAATTTAGCCTCCTATGCCGATAATAAGTGGAAGGACGATATTCTGTACACCACGAGAGAATGCCTGTCCTTCAATAGTGCTTCTTTCGAAATCAACTCTCAAGTCTTCGCCAAGATATGTGTCGCCCTGTTCTGTATTGAATGTAGCGTAGATGACACCGCCCTTTGACTTATATAGATTTGTCGTAGGATCGGTTGGTGTACCTGACGCTCTCTGACCAAATGGCAACGCATTGTAGTTGACACCGGAACCAGCATATGAGAACTGGTGAGAAGCAGCTTCGATCTTTGATTGGAATACTGTAGTGTATGATAGTGGATTTTCGACAACATCAATAGCGAGATTGAAAATGCTGTCAATAAATGTGTTTGCGTCTACTTCAGGTTCTGTTACAAGAGTTGTTCTATACTGAAGTTCATTGCGAATCTCATTCCAACTCTGAGTAAAGTATGGCAATAGTGCAGAATCAAATACTAGCACAGAGTTTGCACTGTATTCATTTGCTGTATTCGCAGTGAATAGACTTTGTGTCCAGAAAATAAGACCCTTGTCCTGACCAGCAATAAGGTCATCAGCGGTCTCATTAAGAATTGTGTATGTGTCTCTGGTTGCCAGATTAGATAGAGCAGGATTGCTTCCGATAGTAGCATTCCAGTTTGTGATTGATGGATAGCGAACAGTTACTAGCTGATCTACGATATCATCAATGTTATTCTTGATGTATGTACCAACGTTTTCGCACTGGAAAATATTATCACGGCCAACACCCGGAACACGAACAGCGTATCTAAATCCAGTTGAAGCAAATGCGTAGTCACCAAAGGTTGCGTTAGAGTTAACGATAGTTGCCTGACCGCCAGCGTGTGCCCATACCCCAACACGTGACCAGTTGGTAAAGATGGAAACCAACTGTACAATAGCGTTTTCTACGATAGCATAACCAATGCCGTTTGGATTGACAGCAGTGAAGGAGTCAACGACTACAGAGCGAAGTGGTGAGTCTGGATCGCACACAGAACCATCAGCATACAAGTTACCGCCTGTCATAGGGACAAGTGGATTTCCAGTATCTCTATCCTGTGGAGCAGACATTTCTTGATATGTCAAATTATGTAGAACTGCACAGTCACCAATATATGGGGATCGTGTAATGTACGCACCCGGTTTAAATGCGAATGCATATCCCTTCTTAGGTGGACCGTATTCTAATGAACCTTGATATGTGTCAAGCCATGACTGTTCATGTCTTAATCCAGTAAGCGTAAGACCACGAATCTTACAACCAGAATTTAGAAGGAACATATTGTTCTCTTCAAAACCTTCTGCTATACGTACCTTGGTGACACGTGCATCATAGCCGTAGAGACAAACTCTTTCTGGGATTTCTGTTTCTGGTGCTACTTCATATTCGCCGGGATGAACGATGACCACACAAGGTCCTTCGCCATCAGTATGTACAAGAGTATTAGCAGCAGCCAGCGCAGCACCAATTGTCTGGAATGGCTTGTATATAGAACGGCCATTGTTGTCATCATTTCCGCCCATGGAAACGTAGAAAGTGCGCTCTACGTTCTTTCTAGGTGTAACCTGAGCAACAAGAGTAGGAATGATACCAGTGTTTGACCATGTTGCAGACACATTATTGTAGTAGTAATAGTCGTTGTTTACTACAACAGGATCATTATATACGAAACCAAGAGCATTATTTTGTGAAGTTGTGTTAGCTGCAAGCAGAACAGTGTTAGCCGCAATAACATCGACATGTGATAGACCAGCCGCTGAAAGTGCAGTGATTGACTCTTCTAGATTATTGACACGAGGAATGTCAAGAGAACCCACAACGATTTCACCAAGCTTATTGATCGTGAATTCACTAAGACCGTTTCTCTTCAAATCAAGTAGAAGAGAAGAAACGTCTGAGTTAACGTCGAATGTGTTCATCTTAATAGAGGTATACTGAATCGCAGAATCGATCCATGTATCCGTCATATTGTAAATTTTAGTTGACACTCGTTATATCCTCTGTTATGATACTTTATTATTTATTATTCAGATGGTGGCGTTGGCCAAACAACATCTTCAGGATTTTTAAACTTTTGTGGAAGTTCACGAAGTTCTTTACGATAATTAAACCACGCAACTTTATTACCCGGCCAATCTAGAAGCTGAGTATAATCGGTGTTCTTCAGAAGAGTATTTCTCTTTGCTCTGATCGATTCCCATGTTGGTTTAGCTGGTGCCTTATCGACAATTACATATCTACCATCTTCTACAATAACATCTTTTCCACCGTTCAATGCCTGTAGAAGCATTTCATGCTCATTGTCTGTGATTTCGATCACATCATTCGGGATGTTTTTATTAATAGCAGAATTGTAAAATGATTTGGTACTCGGACTGTAAAGATACATTGTTATCTTCCTATTGCAATATAATAACCGGGGGAAGCATCGCCACCACCATCAGAAGAATTGTGATAAAATGTACAACCAGAATTACTCAAGAAATATACTTGCATCCAGTAGTCATTTTCATTACTTGCGTTGCTGTTGATTGTTGTCGCAACACAAGAAAATACTTGATTAAATGTTAATGGAAATGTAACCGAACTTGTAGTTTCGCCAAATGTGGCTGGCACAGAACCCCACTGGATAATCAGACCATTAGGAAGAACGGTGAATCCGCTTTGAACCAGAAGCGACTTGTCGATTCCAGTGAAGTCAGATAGAGTCAATACCTTTTGACCACCAGCATAAATTTCGTTGGCAGTTTCTATTGTACCGTTGCTTTTTAGACGGATTACTGAATTGCCTGTTTTATTGCCGCTGTAAATAGCGATACCTTCGGCAAATCTAAATGAACCGTATCCGTTATTAAGATCGACAAAATCACCGTCATCAGAAAGAACCAAACCACCACCGGCTGTGTTGTCTGTGTTGATTGTGAGACTGCCGGTTATGGACTGACTACCTTTCCATGTCCATCTACCAGTACTGTCAACCGCAGCATAGCCATATTCAACTGTACCTGCTTGGTTGGTGAACTGTAGTGAACCCCTTCCTGTGCCACGAGCACGGATTCTAAACGCACCTGTTGTATTTGTGGTGCCGTCACCCGGAGTTAGTGCTTCAACGTTACCCGCCGTCTTGATACCACCTGAAGTGATTTCAAAAGATGCGTCACCAGTTAGTTTATACGAGGTAGCTGTTGAGGTCGTAAAGTTACCAGTGTTTGCAGTAACCTTACCAATTGCGCCGGGACTTTCCCAATCGAAACCTTTAAGGGTATTGACTGTTGTGATCTGGGATGATACGAATGCAGTATTAACAGAAACACCACGGCTGTCAACAACAATACCGTCACCCGCTCTGACTCTTAGAGTACCAGTTGAAGTGATTGGACCGCCAATAAGGCCAGCACCATTAGCAACATAGCTAACGGTACCAGTACCCGGAGCAGTTGTCCAAGAAAGATGTGTGCCATTTGAAGTTAGGTATTGACCACCAGCCGCACCTGTGGTACCACCAGCAACAAGCAAAGCGGTAGGATTGACTACAATATGTGTAGCGTTTGATTGAAAAGATGTGAAGTTGACATTACTAGCAGCAAGACTAGTTGCAGTAAACTGACCAAACAGACGGGAATTCTTGGGAGCAGCTTGTGAACCCGTAATACCTAGAGTAGAGTTTGCAGTGATTACGTCAGTATTGAGAATATCAATAATGTCGTTTGTGCGGAGAACCCATGTCTGAAAGGTATCGGTTAGAATATCTACATTGGCGATTTGTTTAGCCATAATTTTTTCCGTTTATAACCTTTTGCAAAAGTGATTTAATTTGTGCCAATTCATCGCGCACTTCGTCCAATTGTTCTTCAACTTCTCTGCATTTTCTTTGCTGTTCACGCCTTAGAAGAATTGAACGATAATGACTATCGTCTGTATTTATAACTGCATTGGAACGAGTGTCGCGTATGTATGTCATGCAGATACCCCTAGGACTTCAATCTGATCGATTCTTGGTACCTTGTAAGAATTATCGGCAAGGAACACGATCTTAACTTGCATAGAATCGAATGTATCGAATTCTGCGCGGGTTGAGTTAAAGTAACGAGCAACATTTGAATTGTTGACGTTATTGAATGCTACTGTTGGATACTTGAGCTTGTCGATGACCATGCCAGTACCAGCGATGTTATTGGTTTCAATTGTTCCGCCGATAACGATATGTGTTGCGTTTGCAGACTCTACGCTGGCTACCTGATAGCTATCATTAGGGAATAGCGGATTGTAGATTTTAATTACATCTTCAGCCGCCAGCCATGTTGATGGCACGGTTAGAGTAGTATCCGCCGCTGCAATTGTGTTTGTTCCAAATGCAGTTACGAATGTACCGGGTAGTGTATTCGCAGTTTCAGTGAATGAAGGTAGACCTAGCTCGAATTCGATGAAGTCGTTCTCGTCCTGAAGTGATGAATACTTGTTTGCATTTGAAACATACTCAAGTGGGGACCATGCCTTATCGTCAAATGCTTCTGGGTCTTTTGAGTTGTGGACTCTTGCATATACCTTGATATCTGTGCCAAGTGGACGATATGCTACCATGAACATGCGAACATCTTCTGCAAATCTACCGTTTGAGAATGTTACCTTGGTTGTGATATGCTTTGATCTTGCAGTGCCATTGCCCGCAACTTCAGTGTCGAGACCGCCAACAATATGGCTAGAAGTGTTTGACACCTTATTCTGAATTGAATAAAGGTCAAGCATTGAGTCTTCTAGAGTTGGTGACTGATAGATAGAACCATCACCAAACACAGTATAGTCAGCTTCGATCTTGAGTGACTTATTGTTGATCAATAGGTCTGTATTGGAATACAGCGAACCATTCTGAACTTCATTTGATCTTGAAAGAATCTGAGCATCAAAGTTTGTTAGGTTGTAAACTGTTCCATTATTAATCTTTACCTTTTCGGCATTGCTTTCACTGAAGGCATAGTTTCCACCTGAGAGCGCAGCAGCTTTTAATGTTGTGTCGATTGCACCAGCCGCAGGAACACGAACATTGCCTCTTAACTTTACTCTATCGATAGTAATGTTGTCAATAGAAGCGATTGTTGTGGTTGCGTTGGAGTCGGTTCCCTTGACAACACCACCAACATTAAAGTATACTGTGTTAGCAGTTGAGTTGCTTAGGTATAGCTTATTGTTAACTGGATCGTTCTTGTATACCTGTCCAACAACAGTATCGGCAATAAATCCGCCTAATGTGTTGCTGAATTTAATTAGTGAGTTGACAGATATTGAAGTGCTGTTGATTACCTCGGTGACACTTACGATCTGTGAGTTTCCGCCGTTCAATAGAACAATTTCGCTGCCCACTGGAATGGTGTCAAATGCAGTGCCAGTACCGACGATAGTGTTTGCGCCCTTAACAAGATTAAGGGCACCACCTGTCTGATCCTTGACCTGATAGACGTACTCACCAGACAGGAAGTTGCCGCTTGTTCCTGATACGGTAAGGAATTCATAGTTCTTATTGACAAAGATTTTCTTGTCATTCTGTACGATATACTTTGCAGCACGAATATTAAATTTGATATCAGTGTCTGACATAGAGTTGTATACGCCAGATGTGTTATGATAATAAAGCTTGCCGTCCTTGTTTGAGTTTACACCCGGTGAAGGAACGTTTGTACCAACAAGTCTATCGCCTGTCTTGTTAACCCATACTTCATAACCGGGGTCTTCAAGCATAACGACAATACCGTAGAACTTTCCTGTTGATAGCTTCAATGGTTCCTTGAATCCGAATACGGTAGGAGTAGAAGCATCAGCAAAGGAATAGATCATGCTGTAGTCTTTGTATGACACAGACTTTGAATATGTTTTTGTTAAATTTGGTTGATCGTTCTCTACCTCACAGATAGCAATAGCGACACCAGCATTTGGATTGCCGGATGCATTGTTTGTCTGACTTGGCTTCTTTTTAAAGAAGATTTCAACGGAAGTCAACCCAACTTCGCTTGAATTATTGATAATTTCTGGGTCAGCATAGAATGTCTGTACCATTGAGAAGTTTGGTGGTGTGAAGAACGGTCCTTGCATCGAAGCATTCTTGACTTCTGTGTATGATACTTTAGAGGCAACACCAGTTGGGTTTGGAGTTTTCTTGACAAGAACTGTAGGCTCTTCAAATGCGTATCTTGGAAGTGCAAGCGCAACAGTTGCAACAGATGTATTGTCGGGGGATGAGACGGTAAGGACATTCTTACCAGCAACTAATGATGCGAGTGCAGCAGCACGTTCAACAGGTGTAGTAGGAATAATAGAAGCACGGTAATAAAACACGAATTTAACCACGCCAGTATTCCAGAATGGAGCACCGTATGTGATCAGACCTTCGCCTAAGTTTCTGCCTTCCTGCTTACACATGGAAGTAACATCAATGCCGTTTAGGTATACTCTGTGAATTGTCCCCGGCTTTAGACCACGAACTTCAAGAGCAAATGCCTGTTCAGCACTAATGTACTTCTGCCAATCAGCAACCGCAACTGGAAACGCAATAGGAATACTGCCACCAGCAGTGCCCATACTGGTTGCATATCTTAATGATTGGTCTAGAATGTATGGAATGTATGGCACTTATATTATCCCCTTAAAATAGTCTTTCATTCAAGTCTAGCACAATACCATTGTATGCTAGGCGATAGTTTGTAGTTACGTTTGGCGCAACAGTGTTTAGAGCAGTATCGGTTGGATAGAATAGCTTATATCCGAATGTACCTGCCTTACCCTGTCCACCAAAGAATCCACCATGGCGACCACCCTTATAGACTCTCACCTTGACATACTGGCCCAAATCTGGATTGTGTGTCCAGAATAGCTTGAATTGGTCTTCAAGCCATGTGCCCCATGTTGTGCCAAGTGGTGATGACTTTCTTTCTAGGCTACCCTGATGCTCAATCTTAGTATTATTTAGAGTACCTAGTTGCTTAGTAAATACGTCTGCACTTGTGATTGCTAGTGCGTCTCTACTTGCGGCGACCTGAGACCACGGACCTTCTGGTGAAGCTGCCTGTAGGATTTCACAACCAACCCAATTGTCTCTGGAATTAATATAGAATTCACAAGGTCCAGCAGAAGCGGAGAAGGTGTAGTAGAATTCTTCGTAAATGTTACCAGAGTCGGAACGATTTTTGTTTCTTTCGCTCTGGACAACAGATACGATTGTCTGTACATATGTGTTTACAGTTTCAGCAGTTAGCGCACCATCGGTTGCTCTTGACTGACCGACAAACAGAATGTCAGTGAATGGAAGAGTAGGATCGTTATCGCCAGATGTTGACATACCGATATTTAATTCATCGACTAATGGTGATAGATAGCCATCAACGATTGTCGCTGAATATGCAGGATTTGAAATGTCTGCATACTTATAGTCTTCGAAGCCATCTACAAAGAAACCAAACTTGAAGCGATCAGCACCATCATAACCCGGAATTGAACGCTTCTGTGCTAGTGTTTCTGTTAGTGTTAATGAAGTGTAATATTCAAGATCAGCAATTCTTCTTTCAAGCTGTCCAATCTCTTGCATTGTGTAACCACGTGGCTGTAGAGCAATTCTTTGTGAAGCATCTACAGGAGTGCTAATGCGATAGTTATTGAGACGTTGTGTTGTGTACTTTTCATTTGCAACCTTGGTATCGATGTACTTGGTTGTTTCTGAAGAAAGTGAGAATGGCTGTGATGGGTATGGCGGAATCTGCAACAGATTAATTGTCAGTGCATTTTCAGGAGCCGGTGGAGCTTCTGTGCTGCCCGGTGTGCCCTTGATTACTCTAAACTGGTTGGACTCGTCAATGATGACACGATCAACACGGCCCTGATAGTAATTAATTGTCGCTGACAATTCTGAATCAGGAGCAGGGAACTTCTTATCATTTACAGAGAAGAAACCGGCATATGTCTGGTCTGTTGGGTTTAGTGGAACACCAACAGTTGGGTTCGCAGAAGGAACTACGGTGCCATTTGCATTTGGACGTAGGTCAAACTGGTCTCTTAGATCGTAGTAATTTCCTCTTGTACCATATACTTCAGGAATTTCAAGAGTGTTGACTGTTGTTGTCGCTGAGTCTAGAGCAACACCGTCATTGATGTTGTATGTACCAGAACCACCCGGTGCCTTTAGACCTTCTGAGTGTGTGAAGTAATCAAAGTCAACAAGCAGTCTATCATTGGTGCCAAGGATGGTAGCAGCGTTTGGCTTCTTGTATAGCCATGCAATACCATAGTAGTCTTCGGTCTGATTGTGATCAATGTAGAAGTCTTGTGTTACGTCTACAACGTCTGGACCTGATGTACCAAATGTGTTATTAGCACCCTTGTATACCTTGTTCAAGCGGAATACGTCACTAACGCCGATTGGCCATGGACCATCAGCACCAGCAGGGTTTGTGCCAATATGCATACGAACATAGCGGTGTCTGTTTGCAGTCTTAGCTACAGGAGTAATGTTTTCTTCTCTAACATTAAATGCAACAGAAGTTGATACCTGTCCACTTAAACCAGTTCCAAGATCAATAGTCAATTGATTCTGCGATTCGTTATTGGTAATTGTTCTCTCGTCACGATCCATTGGGATTGGAACGTTTGCAGGGAAGCCAAGTCTAAATGGTTGTGCAGTAGCATTAAATGTGGAGTTTGCAGTCAATGTAGCGAATGAGTTGTTCGCAACAGACTTAATCTGCACGTAACCAAGCGCAGCAACATTAATCCAATCACCAGCCTGAATTTCAGAAAGGAACGCACTTGCCGCTGGATTAGATGCAACGAATGCATCAGATGTTGTTGAAAGGGTTACTGCACCAGAAAGATCAGTGCTTGCATTGGTATTTGCAAGAGGAACAATGATCAATTCTTTCTTTTGAGTAGAAGAAAGCTGACCAGTGTATGGGAACTTTTCTGAACCAGCAGATGGAACAGAGAATGTGATTGTACCACCTGTGGTCAAGTCATATGAATTGACAGTGCGGTAGATGTATGATATTGCAGATGCATTGACAACCGCAGGAGAACCAGAGTAGAAAATTAGGCTTGATGTGGTGTTATCCTTGACAACAGCCTTACCATTTTCTAGAACAGCATCAGCAATTGCCTTGTTTGTTCCATCATAGAAAATAGAACGGACAAGGCTGAAGTTCTTACCCGGATTCATCTTAATGTCAAATAGGTATAGACGATAGACGCAATCAGGGCTACCAGCAACACCAGACTCATATACGATAGAGCGGATACGTGCCTGACCCATAGATGTACCAAGGCTAGCGGCAGATGGCGTAGCACCGATATTAGTTGTTAGCCATGTACCAGCAGTACCATATAGGTCTACCTTGTCGCCTGTTTTGAAAATGAAGTTACCAGCAAGTTGCTTTACACGAACATAGTTGCCGTAGTTCATGGAGATATTACCATTGACAATTGACTGAACGTCAGTACCCTTGTCAACAGCAGCTTCATAATTGAATAGAGTTTCTACACGGTTGCCGTTGATGTATCCAGCACCCGGATCAATTACGATATTGAACTTTGTTGCTTCGTTATTAAATGTGTTGGCAGACTTTGTGTTTAGAAGGAAAGGATTGGTGACATAGTTACCAGACTCTTCGTATGTACGACGAGCAATTTCCTTACCAATAACATTGTAGACCGTTTGTCTATTCTGTTTGTATGGCTGACCTTCAGAAAATTCAGCAATGTATAGCCAATCGCTTCTGCTATCTGCTTCTGCCTTGGTTAGGACAGTAAGAACAGGCTTAAGCTCAAGTCTATTCGCACCCGGAGCAGTATAGTTTGGTGCACCAGTTGCATTATCTAGAAGAGACTGATCTTCATTGCTGTCAATGATATCTTCTTCTGTGGTAAAGCCGACAGAAAGCTGATCAGGAATATTATCATATTTTTTGACAATTACAAGCTGTTCTTCTACACGTGAGAAATATCCCTTTTGGTAGATAACGCCATTGCCTACTGTCATACCATAGGTATTGCCAATAGGGCTGTACTGTAGAGGCGCAACCGTGATGTTTGCTAGGTAGTTCTGTGCTGTAGCAGAGAAAATGTCAAGCTGTGCAATCTGTGCACTAGTTGATGTAACAGAAATGTGTGGAAGAACAGTATATCCAGTGCCCTTCTGTGTAACGGTGATATCTGTTACCTGACCAAGTGAGGAAACTTGCAATTCAGCAGATGCACCAGTACCAACGTGAGAAACGATTCTACCAATTGAAGAAGGCGCGGTGTTTGAAGTCTGAATATTTGTGTTGACAGAGAATGTCCACTTGGAGTAGTCTTTAATCTTAAGGTCTTCAACCTTAGGAGCAATTCTCAAAACAAGTGCATCTTCTCTTACGGTATCAAGTACTTCGATAATCTGTACGTTTGCGGTGCCATCAGAAACAAAGTCACCAGCGTAGAAATTATTTGCGAATAGGGTACCGCCTGTGGTATTCTGAACCGCAATAGCAGAAAGAATGACAACACGGTCATTTACGCTAAAGCCAGATGAACCATCATCGACAGTAATCTTTTCGATGACATTATCTGGATTAAATAGAGTTAGCTGTTCGTTATATGTAAACTTTGATTGGCCATCTGACTCAAGATCATTGATATCAAAGCCAGTGTTTAGGTAACGTACATATAGAGTGTTTAAATCTGGTGTGGTGGATTCGAAACCACTGTCAACAGCAATGATAGATGCCTCAAGAGGAATTCGAGTTTGCTGATTTCTGACACGATATCCTAGATATTGCTGTACGTCAACTGCCTGAGAGTCAGTCTGAATATCCTTAATCTTTACATATTGCAAGTCATTATGGAATGTGATATCACAACCATCAATGATAGTACCTTGCTTATAGATATTGTTTCCGAAACGTTCAATCTGTTTCTGAAGAATTGTCTGTAGCTGATTTAGCTCACGAGCCTGTACGGACACACCGGGACGAAACAGGACCTTATAGAAGTCCTTGTTTTCATTATAGTCGTCAAAGTATGGCGATACGCTCAAATCAGTTTGAATTGGCATTTAAGTTAAAACTCCAAAATTAATTTAACTGTCTCAGTTTGTCTCGGATTACGCGAAATTGGTGCCAGATTTTCGAGATAAAGTATTTCGCCGCTATCAGGAACAAGTTCACCGTTATATTTATATGAGGCGGTGAAGTATGCATTAGAGGTCGAGCCTCTTAGATTAATGGTGGCATTCTCTGGAATTGACAGACGATTTGTCACATTTGTTCCGAAAATATAATCGTTAGAAGAACCAACATTGTCATGCATTGAATGGAAGATGAATGATGGAACCAAGGTGTCACTTGGATACACTACATCATTATCAATGACAACAGTTTCGTCTTCAATAAATTCGTTTTCTGAAATCTGAGTGCCGACAAAAGTAGTTAGTTGATTAAAGCCATTAAACTCATCAGCGTCACGACCATTGACATAAATGTATGGGATGGTATTTGCGACTGCCGCAGAACAGAATGAAGTCTCTCCCAACAGCGCAGCACTTAGCTCATATCCTGTCACAACAACATCGGTCAAAGTAACCGATACTGCATCAGAGGAAATGACCTTACCGAATGGTACGCTTTCGATCAGATACATTGAACAATTAGATGCCTCAAATGGAGGAACGATATTGATTTCTAGCTGTGTATCATCTATAATCATGGCTACATTAGCTAGCATGTTTGATACGCCATTTGTGATGATGACACGATCTTCATTTCTAAATGTTTCTGTGAATACGGTGTCTGTACCAACAACTAGAGAGTTTGCTGAAATGCTCACGTTACCGAATAGCTTGATTGGCTTATAACGGAATACGGTCTCGCCCTTCAAGAATGAACCACGAATGTCATTGGTATCAAGCTTTATTGTGACGTTAGCAAATCTTGGGTCTCTTAGGACACCAACAGTGCGGAAGTCATTATTCGCTGTCAATGGTTCGTTGTTGCCAATGAAGCTTGTGGAAATGCCAACGTAATGGCCGTACAGTTCGTTTGCAGGGTTTGAGCCGTGACCACCTGTAGGAGACATGATTGCTCTTGTGACGGCTTCTGTGGAGACTGAGACGGCATTTCCTGTTAGGATGGTAGTGTATACGCTTCTGTATCCAGCACCCGGAGCAAGAACTTCTACCTTAGAGATAGAGTTTCCTGTATTTGCAGATACGATTGCACGAGCAACACAATTTGCTGTGCTTGAACCACCAACGTCATAAACGAACACATTAGGATATATTTCGTAGCTGTCACCCGGTCTGATAGTATTATTGAATGGATTGTCCAGAACAACAATCTTCTTACCATTAGCAATATAATAATTAGTAATCAATCTATATTCATTGGTGCCAGCACCAGTAGTCATCTTCATTAGACAGTTGTTATAAAAACCATCAACAGATGAAGCAGAATAGTCGAGACCTAGCTGTAGTGGATTAGCACCAATAGCAATGTCACTTGCCTGTGGAATTGCACCTGTAGTATAGTTGTTGTATCCATAGCCAACTTGATCGACAGTGATAATATCGATAGAACCCGGAACAGCAGCGTCAATAACATCCTGATTTGGCGTTACTGGAATGTATGTCTGTGTGGCGAAGCGGCGCATATCGAAATCAGTAATGGTGTACATGTACTTCCAAATGTAACCATCCTGTGGGAATTCGATAGGATCAGAGTCCTTTCCGAATGGCTCCTGAATAGACGGCTTACCGGTACCATCGGCATTGGTTGGTCTATACAGGCACTTATACACGTTCTGCTCTAGCCGATTGCCCGCGACAACATAGAATGCCTCGTTAGTTAGATTGCCATCAGTGTCATCGTACATAGCATATACCGTTCCAGATTGCCACTGGAATCTTTTGATCATGACTTTAACGTCTTCTGGCTTGACACGCTTACCAAAGATCATGTCATTGTACGCCTGAATCTGTGAACTAATATTGTCCAGAGGCGGGGTGACGTTATCTGAGCTACCAGAATATGGCGTATGCTTTGCAGCAAACACGTAATAAGCAGACTCATTCTGTATAGAATACACGAATGATTCCGCCGCCTGTGTGTTTAATTTGCTGGTTACTACTTGATAAATGCTCATAGCTTACACTTGTGTCCTGATCTTTAGATTTATTTATTAGTCTCTAATTTCAATTTCGATAGTTCCACGATCAACAACATCATTGATATAGCGATCCTGAATTACGAATGGTGAAGTATTAGATACGATTACACTACCAGTGTCGATGATTTGGTTATTTCCTGTTGCGTATACGCTAGCGATTGAAACCTTGGCTTCAAGTGTGCTATCGACAAGAACACTACCAAATACTCTCGTACCGGCTGTGTGCATGACCTTCTTAAACATGTCAGAGTACTTCTCAAGTGGGAACTTGGAAATAATATCGTAAGAATACTCTTGATAATAATCACCATCATGTACCTTGGACAAGTCACTCACAAAGCCCTTAGAATTCTTGTAGTATCCAGAGCCAGTACCAACACCAACGTTTCTACCATATGCCGTACCACTACGCAATCCATCGCTAGAGGTATAGTTAATGACCTGACCGTTATTGAAACCAAAGCCAGAATCAGTTACCTGAAGACCTGTCACGGTACCATTGGCATACAGTGCTTCAGCATTGACTTTAGCATTAAATCCGATAGGGTCTGTGGTGTCATCCTCGTAGATATTTACGATATCAGCGGTTGCCCCTGTCAATGATCCAGTGATTGGAACGCTGATATCAAAGTGATCATCGAACTGAATTCTCTTAGCATAAATTGTTGACTCTGCCAATTTAGCAATTTCTGCCTTGACAAGAATAGTATCGTTAGTTTGAACGGTATTGCTTATAACAACATTCGCATTAGAAATCAGGCTCTTTATCGTATAATTATTGACAACGCTTCTTGCAGGAACAGTACCTTCAATGTCCTTCAGGATCATATAATTCTGAGGATTATCGATATAGGCAATCACGCCGTTTGCTATAAAGTTATGAGTGGTGTTCGCAACGTGTACCTTCTCGCCAAACTTATATGGATCGGTATCGTCCATAAAGAATCCAGTGCGAAGAATGGTCTTTTGCTGTGTAATGTTTTCGCCAACAACAAATGATCCTGCAACATTCTCGATTTCGAAGATGTAGTCTTTCTTTTGAAAACCAGTAATGAATGGCTGGTACACCGAAGTAATAGGGTCTTGGTTATATCCAGTACCGGGATTTATTTCAGCAAGAGTTGCGATAGAACCAATTGTGAAGTTGACAAAATCAAGTGCACCATATATAACCGACTGTGAATTCGCAGTAGGATTATCTGGGAAGCCATATGCCAATGCACTGAGTGGAGTGTTCATGAAATCTGTGTTGCTTAGACGGTCAACATTAAGCTTTACGTCTTCTGCATTTGAAAGGGTGCCCACTTTATATGACGCATCCATACCAGATGATACGTATAGTACTTCTGCACTGAAACCAGAATTCGCATAGATAGGAGCACCATACAAATCATTAAACGTACCTGTCTTCTCGACAACAGCAATCTCAAGCCCAACTCCAAGCACAGGCGCTGTAGCCTCTGTCCCTTCTACGTTGATGTTTGAACCAATCTCAAAGATACCATATAGGTCTTTAATATCGATTATGCCGCCGTCAAGTTCAAGCTGTGTTGTTTTGGTGACTGTACCGCTGGCAAGCAGTGTTCCATCTTGGTTCACCTGATAGATAAAATTACCGGGAGCAATAGTTCCTGTTGGGATGCCAAGAGTCAAAGATGCTGTATTTGATACATGAATAATTCTACCCGAAGCAGGAGTTGAGACAGGCAAATAAGCAACTGCACGTACCATTGTATTTGATGTGACAACTATCTCATCATAGTTATTGATGACGCCTCTATTCAACATTGCAATCGTCATGTCACCCGGTCCAGCTTCGTTAGGAACCTTTCTGGTGATTACTCCTTGACTGCCGCCTGTGCCAATTTCAACATAAGAACCAACAGTCAATTGATCTTCGAATGTTGCGCCACTGTATTGTAGTGTGTATATGTTTTGAGAAACGGTGTCAAGATAATAGAAATATTTGTCTGGATACATGTAAGTCACATTGACGCTACCATCAACACCCGCTGATGGGCTGGTGCCAGTTGAATCCATGATCATTATTTCTACAGGATTTTCTTCTGGGAAGAAACCGCTGCCACGATTTGTTAGAACAACGTCTACTATAGTTCCAGATGCATCCGTTATTGGTCTAGCAGTAGCATCCTCAAATAGAGAAGGAATTAAAATAATATCACTGTTGCTGTAACCGGAGCCACCGCCGTTATCATTGAGAAAGATGCGGTCAATCATCTTACCGGCCTTGACATTATTAAGGCGAATGATATGATCGGAAGTGTAGGATTGTGTTGCCTGTGATGCTAGTGGCGGATCAAAGTATGTGCCTGAGTTCTTAGAATATCCATATCCAGACTTAGTGAGAGTATATTCAATTTCACCACTTGTCTTTGCCGTTGATGTGACACGAGCCAAACCACTATCACCGGTATCAGAATTTAGAGTAACGATATCACCAATTTTGAAACTTGTTGATTTGGTAATGACTGTTGCTGAGCCAAGTGAACCAAGAACAAATGGCGAATCTGGATAAATCTGATCGCCCTTCAATAGCTCATTAAGGACGAATTCACCCTGTACGCTTGACACATAGAATACATGAATGAAGCTATTGTTTACCTTCTTCTTTACGTATCTTTCAACGAATGCAGTAGCACCAGAAGTAACACCTGTAATCTGCTTCCCAACAAGTGAGACGGCTCTTTCAACAGAGGTTGAATTAATTTCAATATATCTTGGAGTATACCACTCTGCATCTGACAGACGGAATAGATCATCGCCGGGATAGTATACCTCAGACTTCATACCATATATCAATCTGAAGAAAAGGTCAATGGAGCGGCTGGTGCCCTTGGAGCGATATAGGTCTAATGAATTTTTGACAAGTAATTTCTTGTTGGTAGCAGTATCGAATTCAATATTCTTTAGATACTTTTCCTTGAACTTGACAACAAAGAGGTCAAGTGTCTTGTCAATGTCACGAATATTTGTTAGATTTCTTGAATAAAATAAGGTTCCCAAGCGACGAGTTGTTCCGCCTCTTTGAATATAGGTAGAGTAAACCTTACCATCGGTTGGGTTGTATGTGGTGACAGGAATTAATTCAGAACATACAGTAAGACATTTAAAGGTCTGTAGGTCGTCCACCAGAACAAGGATACTATTATCAACAAAAGCAATAATTTTGCCTGTTACTTCTTCCTGATTGATAGTATTACCAACTTCAAAACCAGTGTTGTCTTCAAGATCAATTAGCTGGAAATTCTGTTCAAGCCACTCATAGTATGCTTCCATAAAGGCAACAAAGTTTGGACCCTCTTCCATATAAAAAGAAGGAAACATACTTTTAATTAATGGAGAAATCTTTTGTTCGATATTTCTCATCTATTATGCTCTAAC